AGATGATCGCCGACGGTAAGAAATATAAGTCGTTCCCCCGGCAGTTGATGAAACAGGGTGCGTTCGACGACCCGAAGGTTATCGACAAAACAGCAAAGGCTCTAGCGGGGGGTGCGGCGGAAGCCGTCGAATCCGATCCGTGGGTGAAGATCACCGTCGAAGCCGACGAGCTGATCTTCGAGGATCGCCACGGGGTTCTTTACCTTCCGGGTAAAGTCGAAACCATCGACGATCTGCGTGACATCTACCAAACGATGTCCGAATCCCTCGACGAATCCGATGCGAGCCTGACCGACCTGTATCAGTTCTTCGAGGGCTACGAGGGTCCGATCAGCGGAATGTGGCAGCGTGTCTACGAGATGCTTCACGAGGTGGAGGACATCGAAGAGGAAGAAACCCTGTAACCCGATGAATACTGAAGAGCTGATCCAACAGGTCGTGGGAGGTGCCGATCCCGATGAAGTAGTCGAGATCGTCATTAAACGACAGAGCCGCGAGAAGAAACGCCGTCGGGAGCATCCGAAGGATCGGAAGCGTTCGATGGCGATCAAGCGAGCTCTGCGCGGCAAGAAGTCGAAGATCAAACGAGCGGCGAAGAAGCGGGCGCGTTCCGCTCAGGGCCGTCGTTTGTCGAAGGCGTTGGGCCGGTTCAACAGCCGCATGTCAGCGTTTCGCAGGAAGTAACGATGGCGAAGGTGATCCCGGTCAGCAGAGAGAACCTGATCCGGGTGGATATGCTGAGCAAGCCCGGCTATCACCCCTCGGATTTGGAGCTGCGCCATTATCACTATGGCGAGTTTCGGTGGCGTAATGGGGAGGACGATTACACCGTCGATCTCCGGCTGCTCAAGGTGCAGCTCTCGGAAGTGCTGGCAAAACCTCAATTCGTGACGCCCCGGTCCGATCACCTGAAGATCAGGGTCGAGCTCCTGATCGACAAGATCGTGTCCTACAAGGGCATCTTTATCCGGCTCGATACCGGCGAAATTTATACTGTTCACGATCCGGTGGAGACGATCAACGTCCCCTTCATGCCGATCTACACGCAGGAGGCGTAACATGCAGGTTGAGCGTATTAACACCGAACCCCCTTTGACCGCTCCGATTATGTTCGAGTACGAGGTGCTGGAACAGAAGGAAGAGCTGCCGGAAGGGGTAATCCTGCGCCTCGGCGGTGTCGGGCAGCGGATCGACGAGAAGAACAAGAACGGGCGCATCTACTCGAAGCGGTTGTGGGAGAAAATCTTCAACGACGAGGGTACGCTGCGCCGGGTGGCCGAACGGGAAATGCTCGGTGAGGCCGATCATCCCGATACCGGGAAGACTTCGATTCCCCGTGTCTCGCACATCGTAACGAAGATGGAGCGGCGCGGTTCTGAAATCTACGTCGAAATGGATGTAGTCGGTACGCCGATGGGAAAGGCCGTGAAGGCTTTGGTCGATGCCAAGGCCAAGATCGGTGTCTCCAGTCGGGGGGCCGGTAACGTCGTCGAACGGAACGGAAACAAGTACGTTGACGAAGATGATTTCCAGCTCGATACGTTCGACATCGTGACGGGTCCGTCCACACGAGGGGCGTATCCCGCGAAGCTGGAATCCGCTACCGAGGATAACGCCAAGATTATCCTCGAAACAATGGACGCTCTCGTAAATTCTGACGCCTCCCCGCAGACGCAGGAGGAGGTAAAAGGGATCGTGAGCAGCCTTGAAACCACTCTATACAGGACCGAGAAGGATAAGCTGTTGGAGCGGTTGGAGATTTCCGAATCCAGTGAATCCAAGCAGGAGAGCGAAATGGATGCTCTGAAAGCTGCGGAGACCATCGAGGAATTGGCGCGAGCCAAGGTCGAAAAGCTCATGGCCGAGCAGAACAAGAAGTTCGAGGCGATGGAAGCCAAGGTCAACGAGGCCGCCGACAAGCTCGAACAGGTCCGCACGGAAAATGACTCGCTCCGCGAGAAGAACGCCGAGTTGCGCGTCGAGCTCCGGAAACTGCGTGAGCAGGAAGACGGCGAGGACGACGACGAAGAGATGCCCGAGAAGAAGGGTTCCAAGTCCGAGAAGTCGAAGGGCAAGGCCGAAACCGACGATGCGGATGCCGACGACGAAGACGGCGAGGACGACGACGAAGAGATGCCCGAGAAGAAGGGTTCCAAGTCCGAGAAGCGCAAAACCAAGAAGTCCGAGCAGGACGACATGGAGGAGCCGGACGACGACGAAGAGATGGACGACGAGGATCGTCCCAAGGAGTCGTTGCTGCGCCGCCACAAAGCCCTGAAGCGGGTGGCCGAACGGATGGACGAAGAGCTCGGTGCGAGCAAGAAGCTTATCACCGCGTTCGTCGCCAAGTCCGGCGAGTACAGCGAGTACAAGGAGAAGTTCGAGGCGTCCCGCAAGGTGATTGCGGCGATGCTGGACGAGAAGCGCAGCGCGGAAGTGGATGCCGTGATCGAGTCCAAGCTCGACGGTTACGACGGCGAAAAGCGCGAGGCGATCAAGGAAGCGTTGGGGCGCGTCCGGACCGCCGAGGAAGCCGAAGGGAAGATCGACAAGCTGGTCGAGGCGTTTGGCGGCCCCAAAGGTGGCGGCACGACTCCCCGGCTGAGCACGGGCCTTCCCGGTCTGCGTCGGACCGAGAAGAAGACGCACAAGCTGGCCGAGCGTACCAAGGATAAGGGTACGTTGCAGGAACAGCGCGGAAAGAAGCTGACGAGCAGCATCGTCAGCGGCGTGGAGAAGAAGCTCAACGGCTAACGGAACCGGCACGTTGCACTTCACGTTGTAAGTAATTTCCCACAACAATCGACAGGAGGTCTGAGACCATGTTGACCGAACAGAATGTCTTCGACAACCACATGAACCGCCTCTACGAGCGCGGGATGCGGTTGGCCGAGGAAAAAGATGTCGTTCTCTACAAGGACGACGAGACTCTGGTTCGTATCGGGGACATCTCCGAAGGGCTGGAGGAAAAAGACGACTGGATCAAGTCCGCGACGATGCTGATGGTCGAGAACACCTACGACTTTATGAACAGCCTCGACGAGACGACCCGCACGATCCAGTTCGGCAAGTTCCCCAAGTTCGCGTTCCCGCTGGTCCGCGCCGTCTTCCCGAACCTGATCGCTCACGAGCTGGTCAGCGTTCAGCCGATGTCGGGGCCGACCGGGCTGGTGTTCTACCAGCGGTTCACGTACGGCACCACGAAGGGTGCGGTGGTGGCCGGTCAGGACATCATCGAGGTTCCGAACGACGAGTACGCCAGCGAGCGGATCACCGCCGAGTCCTTCGGTACTGCCGGGGCGACCAATCAGGTCGGGACGTTGGGCTTCTCGCCCGTCCGTCCGCACACCTTTCAGGCGACCGACGGCGTGCTGACCGTGCAGGACGACGGTAACGGTAACATCGTCGGCGACACGGGTGCCGGTACGAATACCATTGACTACCGGACCGGAGCGGTGGACTTCGATTACAGCGGCAATTCGGCTGCGGTGAGCGAGGTGAGCTACGTCTACGTGATGGAAGGAAATACCCAGCTTCCCGAGCTCGAAATGACCCTCGAATCGACGGAAGTGCGCCCCATCGAGACGAAGCTGCGTGCCAAGTGGACCGTCGAGGCGAGCCACGATCTGCGCGTCGTCCACGGCGAAGACTTGGAGAACAACCTCGTCAACGCTCTGGGGCTGGAGCTGAAGTTCGAGATCGACCGGCGTGTCATTCGCGAGCTGAAGGCCATCGCCCGTGCGACCGCTGTGTACGACCCGGCGGTGCCCAACGGCATCCGTGTTTGGGAAGGGAAAGCCCCCTCGGGTATCTCCTTTACCGAGCACAAGCTCAGCATTATCGACACCCTGACCCGGATCAGCAACGATATTCTCGGCGCGACGCAGCGTGCTCGCGGCCAGTGGATCGTTTGCGGTCTGGAGGTGGCGAACGTGCTGGAAACCCTGCCGGGTTGGCGCGGTAACCTCGACAACCTGACCGGGCGCGGCGTGTTCAAGGCCGGTACACTCAATAGCCGTTGGACCGTCTACGTGGACACCTACGGCGGGCCGAACGACATCCTGATTGGCTACAAGGGCGATCAGATGTTCGATACCGGCTACGTGCTGGCCCCTTACGTGCCCTTCTACGCGACGCCGCTGAGTAACAGCCCGAACGCCGAGTTCGTGCTGCGCAAGGCGATTGCGAGTCGGTATGCCACGAAGGCCATCGACTCCAAGTTCTACGCGAACGGCGCGATTGACCTGACGTTGCAGCCCTCCTAATCGGGGGTTGACTCCATAGGGTAGTGTGGAGGGCGGGTCCGCCCGCCCTCCATTTCAAGGGAGATTCAGATGCAGATCGCCGATCAGATGATCCAATGCGTGATGAACGGCCTCGATCCGGATCATGTGATGGAACAGGCCACGAACGGGATGATTAACATGCTGCAACGCCTACCGGCGAAGCGGCAGTGTCCCGGCTGTGGCTACAAAGTTCCGAAGTATCCGGGAGCATACCCGAAGCGGTGCCCCGAGTGCGGATGTGATCTCACTGAGCCGCCGGAAGACGAATGACCACGATCAGCCGAACCCTAGCCGTTGCCGATATTCCGAACCTCGTGAAGCGGAAGATGGGCGACAGCTCGCTCACAGTCGAGTTGGCCGACGACGACTTCTACGGGAAGGGCGGAACGGACTCGGACCTGAAGCGCGACGGGATCATTGCCGAGGCGTTGCTCTGGTACTCTCGGTACTGGCCGAAGTACGGCTATACCGTGGTTCCGGTTTCAGGCGGCGTTCAGCAGTACGAGCTGGACAACAGCGTCGGAGATCAGCAGTGGGGCTTCGGCGCGGTGAATGTTCTCGTTCCCCCAACGCGCACGCAGTTGGGTTTGGGGTTGGGGGTCAGCCCCGACGAATTGATCTCCTTCGATATTCGGTACATGACCGAGATCGGAGACTTGCATCTGGACCTGTCTTACCTCGAAACGGCGAAGCGGATCGTCAGCGCGGAGTTCGATTGGCGATTCGATCCTGATTTCCCTAGTCCGGGGATCGGGACGCTGTGGATTTATCCGGTTCCTGAATCGACGAACATTCCACAGGTGGTTTTGAAGTACCAAGACCTGCATCATATCGAACAGATTCCGCTGGCCGATCAGCATTGGTTCCTGCTCTACGCCGCTGCGTTGGGGAAGGAGCTGATTGGCGAGAAGCGTGCGAAGTTCGGTGGGCAGATTCCGGGGCAGAACGAGGGGCAAAACCTCAACGGCTCCGATCTGGTCAGCACGGCGCAAGAAGAAAAAGAGAAGATCACCGAGGATTTCATCAACGACAAGGGTGACTTCATGCCACCGCTGGTCGGGTCGGGAATCTAACCGATGGTCGATACTCCGAATCTACATTGGCAGGAGTCGAAAGACCTTGCTCAGATCAAGGCGTGGGACCGCGAGCGGTATTTCCTTCAGATGCAACGTCACCGCCTGTACTTCGTGCAGCAGGCGTCCGCTGCCGAGGGTGGGTCGGGCGTGTCGCGGAATATCTACGGCGAGCCTGTGGAAGGCGCGGTGACCGACGATGGGCCGGACACCGCTGCGTACAGCGATCCGGTGGTGGACCTTCCGGTCTACATCAATCGGGAGATCGACCAGAAGACGGCGGACAAGTGGGGACTCAATCGTACGTCCGACATCCTTGTCGTGTTCTCGATTGCGGTTCTCGAAGGGCTGGGAATCGACTTTCGGGATATTACGAAGGGGCCGAAGATCGGCGACCGCATCGACTTCATGGTCGAAGGTTCGATCAAGAATCAGTATGAGCTGCGGACCGCCGAGATTCACGACTTCTGGGGGAACACCCAATACCCGTTGCACGTTGTGTGTGCGGCGAACCTGACGCACGAACCTCTTACTTCGTGAGGCTACGATGAAGAAACGATTGACCCTACAGATCAACGAAGCGCGAGGCACCCTCGATGTCCCGATGGACGATGTGCAGCTCCTTCGGCAGGTGATGAACGAGGAGATGGAAGCAGTCACCCTCTACGAGAACATGCTGAAGCAAGCTCGCGATCCTCGGGTGAAGACGATGCTGCAAAGTCTGGTTCACGAAGAGAAGGTTCATTTCGGCGAAGCGGAAACGCTGCTCGAAGTGCTGGACCCGAAGCACGAGGAGGCCGAAGAGGAGGGCGAGGAAGAGGTCGAAGATATGACCGGAATGGGGGAATCGACAATTCTGCTCCGCAGAGTAATCCGAGGTTGATATGGCATGGGATCGAGACAAGCTAGGTAACGTCTTCGACGTGGCGAATGAGAATCCGCATCCGCTGTCGAATCCGAATTACATGACCTTCTTGGTAGACCGGGGTGGCGATCTGATCCCGCTGATGTTTACCGAGCGGGAGATGATGGTCGGCATCCAGCGGGCGCAGAAGAACCCGGAAGACACAGCGGTCTTGGAGGAATAAATGGCGATACGCGGAATGAAACCAAAGGTGAAGATTCCGAAGTCCTCGCCGCTCGGTTTCGTTTCCGTGTTTCGGACGGCGCAGAAGGTCGCTGCCGAGAAGGTGTCAATGGAGGTGGCCGAAGCGATCCGCGACGAGGCCATCGAAATCATTGCGCAGCAGCGATACGATTGGGCTGCGCTCTCGAACAAGTACCTGCGGCGGAAGCTGAAGGGTCTCTACGATCCGCGTATCTACATCCGCACGCAGTTCTACCGGGATAACATCGAAGCGTGGGCGGACGAGCAGGGCTACGCGCATGTAGGGGTGGCCGACGTGATCCACCCCGAAACGAAGAAGCGGAAGCGTCCGGTAAACCTTCCCCAGTTGGCGCGGTGGCTGGAGTTCGGCACGCCGATTGCCAACCCCGGCGAGATCATGCCCCCTCGTCCGCTGTGGCGTCCCCTGATCGCCAAGTGGTTGAAGGTTAATCCCGAGTTCGCGAAGAAGTATTACGCGGCGGTGGCCGAGGAGCTGAAGTCGCGACGGAAAACGAATGCCGCCTCTCCCGATCTCGGGAAGGGTAAGCCGAAGAAACAGCCGCCGAAGAAGCGGACCGTGAAACCGAAGAGGCGTCCGCCTCGGGTTCCCGATCCGCCGAAGAAGAAGCGGCCTACGATTGACGAAAGCGATCCCTTCGCCGATCTCCTGTAGGAGGTTTCATGCCGAGCAAGGACTTTATGGAAAGCCTGTTGTCGCCGACTTCCCCGATTGCAACCGCGCACTCGGGGATGGCCTACGACGAGCTGACCGATCTCTATGCCGAGCTCGACGGGGAGCAGGAGGAAATCGTTTTCGAGCACATCAAAAGATTCACGACCGAATCAGACTATACCGTGGGATCGCTTTTCCACTCGATCATCGCCGACCGGAGAATCGACGAGGAGATTCGGAGCAAGGCCGAGTGGATCGCGGGGAAGTATAACGTGATTCAGGCGCACCACCTGAACAAGCCGAAGGTGCCGAAGAAGCCGGGCCGATGATCCAGAATACGCTGTACCTATACGATCAGGCGATCCTCGATCTGATGGCGTGTGAGTTCGCTCCGATCATCCCGCGTCACGAGGCGCAGTTGTTTCTCCTGACGCCCGAGCGGAAGTTTATCGACTACCTCTCGGGGCGGACTCCGGAGAACCTGAAGCTGGCGTTGCCCCGTATCTCGATCACGCGGATGAACGACGATCCGGATGAGGAGCGTCGCTTCGGAACGAAGATTAGGAAGATTCCCGATCCGGAGAGTGCGGCGAACCGGGCGATCATCGCCGATCCGCCGACGCCGATCATCATCAACTACCAGATCGACATGTGGACGCAGCACATGTGGGAGATGAATTACTGGCGGCGGAAGATGATGATGCTGTTTTGGAATCTCCCCCCGCGCTACATCCTCGTCGATGTCGGCTACCCGTGGGGGGAGAAGTACATCGAAGTTTACCTCGACGGTTCGGGGGATCATACCTCGGATTTGGAGCCTGACGAAGCGGATCGAACCGTTCGCTACACTTATACCCTTCGGGTAAAGGCGCACCTGTTCCCGCTCTTCGAGGAGCCGTGGCGAACGCTGGACGAGTTGTTCTACGAGCTGGGTTGGCTGGTCGAGCGAATCCGGATCGACGTGTGCGATATGGACACCGAAGAGCTTTATTGGTCGGAGACGATTCCCCATGACTACTAAGATCAAAATTCAGAACCTCACCCGCACCGGCTTCGATGTGCTCCTCAACGATCTCAAAACCGGGAAGTACAAGACCCGGTTCCTCACCGCACGCGGTCATTTGATCGTAGGCGAGGAGGAGATCACGCGGCACATCCAAGTTCTCGTCGAGAAGAAAATGGTCAAGCTGACCACCGTGAAAGAAGTCGATTAACCGGCGACGATAACGAGGAGAGCGACATGCAATTTATTTGGGCAAACCCCGAAGCCCAAGCCTCTCAGATCGGCGGGTTGTTTGTCTACGGACAGCCGATGTTCAATCCGGGTTCGTTTACCCCGGACGACATTCGGGTGATCTACAACCAGTCAGGTCAGGGGCAGTGGGCTACCGTAGGGAATCCGATGCAGGGCTTCGACTCGAAGTTCGTCCCGAAGGAGGATGTCGAGGTGGAGCTGGCCGGGGCGATTACGATCCTCCCGACCGAGGTGACCCCCGACATTGTGCGGCGGGTGGGGATCGACTTCCTGATCTTCACCGAACAGAATCCCCCCGAGCAGGTGGTGGACTTGACCGCACAATCCGGAGAGTCGCAGAAGACGACGCTGCGGTGGACGAATCCTCCCGACGAAGACATCCACTCACTGCGGATTCTGCGGCGCGAGGATACCTACCCGACCGCCTACAACGATCCCGAGGCGACGTTGGTGAAGGAGGTGCGCGAGGCATCGCCGAACGTACCCCTTGCCGTCGAGGACGTGGGGCTGGACGACGGGACGGAATACTTCTATTCGATCTTCGTTCGGGACTTGGCGATGAATTGGCAGACGGCGGTGACGCCGGGCTTCAACGCCGTGTCCGCAACCCCCGATTCCCCATCTCAGATTCTCGACTTCACCGCAACGACCGACGAGAACGACCAGATCACATTGAGCTGGACCAATCCGAACGAAGAGGCGTTGGACAGCGTGCGGCTTGTGCGGAAGGTGGGGAGCTATCCGACGGACGAATCCGATGGCACAGCGGTCTACGAGAACAGCAGTCCCGAGGCCGGTGGCGAGGAGGAATACGTCGATGCAGTTGGCGACAGCCAGACGTACTACTATGCTGTGTTTCCGAAGGACGCGACCGATTACAACAGCTTGGTCACAGCAGGCCGTAACGCAGCCATCGGTATCTCAACCTAACTGAAAGGAGTACAGAGATGAGTCCAGTGAGCGCGGGTGTATACCCCCGAGAAATCGACCTGTCCCTCTACGCCGCCGGAGCTGCCCCTACCGCACTTGGTATGGTTGGTACGGCCACGAAGGGACCGCTGAACGAGTTGACGCTCGTTACCGACGAGCCGGATTTTATTACGAAGTTCGGTCGCCCCGACCCCAACAGTCAGGCGTTCTACGCCGCCCGTCAGTTCTTGCGCGAGGGGAATGTGTTGTGGTTCGTCCGCATCGCTTCCGATGCGGGTGGTACGGGCGACGACATCAACCTGTCCGATCCCTACACCGGACGTGCCATTGCGACGCTGGTGGATGCGGGGGATGTCGATTCCGTTCAGTTTCAACTACTGGAGTACGGAACCTACGGCAACACGCTCCAGCTCAACGTCGCGGCGGGTACGGAGTCCGGCTTCAAGATCACGCTCTACGAGACCTATGGCGGTCTGCAAGAGCTGGAGGTCTGGGATAACCTGTCCCGTGCCGATGTCGAGGAGATCATCAACGACCCGGTGGACGGCAGCGAATGGCTCGAAGCCACGGTGCTGTCGGCGGGTGGCCCCGGCGAGCCGAGTACGGCCCAAGACCCGGTGGTGTTCGTGGGTGGCCTCAACGGCTTCAGCGGAACGCTGGTCGGCAAGGCGATCACGGCGATCAAGAAGTTCGAGAACGTCGAAGAGGTCTACGTCGATACCCTGATCGCTCCCGGCATGTACGACGAGAGCGTGGTGAATCAGCTCCTTCTGACCGCCGAGGCGCGGAAGGATGCCTTCGCGGTCCCCGACGGCCCGATGGGTCTGGACGTGCAGGGCATTGTGGACTGGCACAACGATCCGAGCGGCGGCGGCAGCGCGGCCCTCAATTCGTCTTACGGTGGCTTGTGGTGGAGCGAGCAGATCGTTTACGACGAGTTCAACGAGCAGGATGTGATCGTGGCCGCTTCCGGTTTCGTGGCAGCGGCGATTGCCCGTACCGACCGGGTGGCGGCTCCGTGGTGGGCACCCGCCGGTCTCCGTCGCGGCAAGGTCAATTCCAAGCAGGCCGTCTACTCGCCTTCGCAGGGGGAGCGGGAGGTCATGTACGGGACCGGCCAGAACGTGAATCCCATCGTGAGCTTCGTCGGCGAGGGCATCTTCATCTACGGACAGAAGACGCTCCAGCGTGCCCCGACGGCCTTGGACCGGGTGAATGTCCGCCGGATGCTCAACAAGGTCAAGTCCATCATTACGGCCTCGACCCGCTACTTTACCTTCGAGCAGAGCGACGCGCCGACGTGGCGGTCGTGGCGCGGTGTGGTCGATCCCCCGTTGCGGGATGTGCTCGCCCGTCGTGGTCTGCAAGACTACCAGATCGTGATGGACGAAACGACCAACCCGACGGCGGTGATCGAGCGGAACGAAATGCGAGGGAAGATTCTACTGAAGCCCACGAAGTCGGCGGAAGTAATCATCCTCGATTTCACCCTCACCTCGCAAGGGGCCGACTTTCAAGAGCTGCTTCAGGCGGCCTAATCGCGGTCTACTGACCCCAGACGAGGAGAAACGACATGGCCGAAATTCTTGCGCCCAACCACATCGCTCAGCAGGCGGGGCAGTTTACCCCGCAGTTGCAAAACCAGTTTTCCATCGAAATCCACGGGCTGCCCGGACAGGACTCCGATACCCTGATCCTCGGCGTGGCCGGTGGTGCGATCCCCGAGAGCTCGTTCGAGAAGGTGACCATCGACTACGTGAACAAGCAGGTTCACATGGCCGGGAAGATCATCGTCGGAACGACTTCGCTCCGCGTCCGCGACTTCATCGACAGCGAGACTCGCGATGCGCTTTGGCGGTGGTATCAGCTGACCGGCGATCCGAAGACGGGAAGCATGGGTCTCCCCGCCGACTACAAGCGGGACGGAACCATCGTCCTGTTCGGTCCCGACGGCTCTCACGAACGGCTCTGGAAAATGGAGGGGCTGTTCATCGAGTCGGCGAATTGGGGCGATCTCGATCACGCCACCGTGGACAATCTTGTCATGGAAGCGACGCTCTCCGTTGACACCGCCTATCGCGACATCTAAGATAGGAAACCGAATACACCCGATTATTTAACCGATTAAGCAAGGAGTACGAAAATGGGTGAGAACGTCAATCAGGACTGGAGACTGGTACATCTCCCCTCTCGCGGTCTGCCGTATGGCGGCAGGGTTCCCAACGGAGCCGTCGAAGTCGGCGTACTCGGGACCGAAGAAGAGGAAATCGTTGCCAACCCCGCCAGCGTCGGGAAGCGTAATCTGGTCGATGCCATTCTGGAAAACATCGTGCGCTGTCCCGTCCCTCTCCGTGAGCTGTTGCTGGGAGATCGGCTGTTCCTGCTTCTGTATACCCGCTTGCATTCCTATGGCGAAAACTGGACGTTTTCGTGGAAGTGCGAAAATTGCGGGAAGCAGATGCGGGATACGGTGCTGATCTCCCAGCTTCCGCTCCTTCGTCCCCCCGAGGATCAGACCGAGTGGAGCGAACCGTTCGAGCTCCACCTTCCCAATGGCGACACGATCAAGTGGCGGCACCTTCGAGGTTCCGATGAGGCGTCCGCTTTGCGCTACGCCGATCAGATTCGGAACAAAGGAGGGGGGAAGAAGGGTGATCCCGCCTACCGCTATCGCAAAGCCCTCTCATTGGTCGAAGTCAACGGCGAAGCTCCCGAGAACATCGGCGAGGCGTTGAAGTATGTCGTCAATAAGCTGAAGGGCGAGATCTCTTTGGCGTATGCCGACGCCCTCGAAGACAACCGCATCGGCGTGGATTTAGACCGCGAGCAGGACTGCGTGCATTGCGGGTGGTTGAACGAGCTGACGATCAAATTCGATCTGACAGAGTTTTTTCGTCCTCGAAGGCGTTCCGGCTGAGCTGGTCTTCAGCGAAGTCGTACCGAACGCCGCCGCGCTGGCCCAGATGCGGGCGGACATGTGGTTGCACGGCAACCTCTCGCCCGTCGAATACTATCGCCTCACTGTGCGCGATAGAAACTACCTCTATGCGCAGCTGAAGGAAAAAGTTGCGAAGGACAGTCGCAGCATGGGCAATCTCTTCAAGGGACTCTTCAAACGATGAACGATCTAGTCTGGCTCGTCGAGCTCAACGATCAGGCGTCCCAACCTCTCGCTGTGGTGACACAGGGGATGGAGGAGTTTGTCCAGTCGATGAACAAGGCCGCCGAGAAGTTCCAGCAGATTTTCGGGGGCTACGATCAGCAGCTCCTCTCGTCCGCCGGACAGACGGCCAAGTTTGCGAGCGAAACGCAGGGGATGGTCGAAACGGTGAACAACGCCGGGTCGTCCATCAACCCCGTTTCCGGGTCTTCTCTCATTGACCCCGAGGGGATTCAGCAGCTCGGGGAGATGCTGGCCGATGCGATTGGCGAGGCGATCAGTCTGGCCTTCTCCGAGGTCGATTCCTTCAATCAGATCGTTTCGGAAAGCGTGACGGTCAACAAGGACTTCAAGCTCGCATCCGAGGAAGCCGCCGAAGCGGTACTCAAACAGAAGAGGGCGACCGAGCAGCAGAACGAGGCGGCGACGGGCCTCTTCGGTCGGATGAAGAAGGGGTTCGGCTCGCTGGGGCAGATGGCGTCCGGCCAGAAGAAGGCGCAGTCCGCGACGGACAAGGGAACCAAGAGCTTCGACATGCAGCGGACAAGTCTCGGTCGGCTCCACGGAGCGGTGAACGATAACGTCCTCGGTCTGGATCAACTAGGATTGTCGTTCTCGAAGCTGGAGGGGATTCTCCGGGCCGCGTCGGTTGGGCTGATCCTTGCCTCGCTTCTGAAGACCGCGTTGGCTTTCGAGCGTCGGGTGAGGGACATGAACGAGTCGCTGTCTCTGACCCCCGAGGCGATGGAGGAGGTCAACCAATCCCTGATTCGGATGGGCGAGTATACCGGAATCCTTGGAGTAGGGAACGACCGGGTGGCGGAAATCGCGAAGACCGGCGTGAAGTTTCAGATGATGAACAAGACCGTCGAATCCGGCGTGCGCGATCTTCAAAACTACACGATTGCGACCGTCGAGTTGGCCCGCGCTACCGAGCTCGGTGCCGAGGCAGTCGGCGACATGTTCAATCAAATGACGAACCTCTACGGGATCGGCACCCAAGGTCTGCGAAACATCGGGGCGGGGATCAAGTTCATTACGGATAACACAATCATTTCGGCGCAAGAGTTGGTGAGCTTTACGAACAGTCTGACCGGGCTGATGCAGCTCCTTCCCGAGAACACGGCGAAGTCTCGGGAGGAAATTATCACCGAGCTCCAGTCGATTGCGGGTGTCTACAGCAAGTTCCTCGATCAATCGAAAATCTCGGAGATGTTTACCCGGCTGTCCGAGGAGGTCGAGTTGGGCCGAGACGAGCTCGGTCGGGTGACCGGTGCCGGTGCGTTTACGAATCAGTTGGCGTCGTTGATGGGTATCGACGCGATGTCGTTGCAAAAGATGATCGACAAGCAGGACTACGCAGGGGTGATGACGCAATTCACCTCGCAGCTCAATCAGATCGCTTCCGGTCCGCAGGGAGCTCTCCGCTTGAAGGGGATGGTTGAGCCGCTGGACCAGTTGAGTTTCACATGGCAGGAGTTGCTGAATGTCGGACGAGAGATGAGCTCAACCGATATAGCTAAGCAGATACTCGCCGCGAAGTTGGCGGCGCAAGAAGGGGAATCGGCAGCAGACGCGGCCAAGAATCGCCTTGATCGCCTGACGCAAGCATGGAAAAGCTTCCAAGATGTTTTCATGGCGTTTTGGGCCGAGGCGGGAATGTCGATTAACGAAATACTGGTCGGGGTCGTTGTTCCGCTGCTTCAAAAGGGTCGTGAGTTGGTCAAGTGGTGGACCAATCTCGATACGCAGACCCAGCAGACGCATCTCAAGATTGCAGGATTGTCGGCGGCGGTGTTTGTCTTCGGCGACCGCATCTTCAAGCTGATCGGACACGTCGGTCGGCTGGCGGTGGGAATGGTAAAGCTGGGATACGTTATTACGAAGTACACCCTGATTGCGACCTACAAGCTCTCGAAGTCTCTACTCCACATGGGTTTGGTCGTTCTGCGCAAGGCGGTCCTCCCGGCGATGTGGTTCACGATCAAAGCGGGGGTGGAGCTCGGGTGGACGATGATGAAGGTTCTGGTCCCCGCCGTCTTCAAGCTCGGAATCAGTCTGGCGAAGTTCGCGCTGGCGAATCCGTTGCTGGCGTTTCTCGCGGCGGCGACGGCTGGGGTGATCTACCTGATCGAGAAGTACAAGGATTGGAACGCCGAGATCAAGAAGAACAACGAGGAGACGATACGGGCAAGCGGTTTCAACGAGAAGTTTGTCGAGGCGAATGCCAACCTGATCGACACCTTCCGCGATATGCGCTCGGAGATGATCGGAATGGACAAGAGCAGCGAGAAGTTCAAGCGGATGGCACAGGAGTCCGAGGCGTTGGCGCAGGGCTTGGCGTTGCAGTTGAATGACACGACGAAGCGGAAAATCTTCCTCGAAAATCTGGGGCTGGGTCCGAAGACCGTACAGCGGATCATGGACAACCTCCAGAACGCGGTGATGGAGATTCCGGTCGAGGCTCCGGTTCAGGTCGATCCTAATTCGCAGTTGAAACCGGGTGGGGGTGGTCCCGAAACACTGACAATGGATCGCGGAGGTATCGAAGCCTACATGCGGGGTCTGGCCGAGGAGGGAGTCGGTGCGCTGAAGGGTCTCGGTCAGGACATAGCGGTTAGCGATGTGTTCGAGACCGGAAAGGGCATGGCCCAAGGGTTCATGGACTTCTTCAAGATGAACCCCGATGCGTCGCTGTTCACTCCATCGACCGCCGCCGACGTGGATATTCCCGGAGCGGATGTGAAGTTTACCGAGGGGAAGGTTTCCGCCGCGCCTACCGATTCGAGCATTGGAGGTATCGGGCAGACAATCAAGTCGATGCTCTCCGGAAGCGATGATGGAAAGCCCCTCAAGGTCGAAACCGATTGGACCGACAAGAACATCGTCTCGCTACTCGAAGGCATCAAGTCCGTGATGGAAAACCAGCTCGGGATGATGAAGGGTCAGCGCGTGGAACAACGGGTCCAATCCCGCCGCCAGTCGAAGCCGGGAACGGACGTGGATAAGGTAGCCGTTATCAATCAGGTGGGACCGAAGTAATGCCGATCACGATGCCCAAAGCGATCCTCATCGACACGGTGACGGGCGAGGCGGTGGAGTTGCTGTTCCTCTCTACCGTCAGCATGAGTGTGACCGCGAATTACGATGGGAAGGAGCCGCGTGGAACCTCGCAGCCCTTCTTTCATTATTCCCACACCGGGGCGAAGACACTCTCGCTTCCGTTTCGGCTGGTTTCGTCCGTCGAGCGGAACGACGGCGGGACGACCGAGGATGTAATCAACGATCTGCGGTTCCTCGAATCGCTGCTCTACCCCGACTATCTGGCCGGGGAGTTTCTGTCCCCGCCGCATGTGGTGCGGTTGTGGATGGGGAAGCTCTTCGACGAAGAGGGGTTCATCAGCGCATGGAATCCGAATATCAGCCCCCCGTATGACGAGAATTTTCTACCGCAATTTGTTGACATGACGCTGGAGTTTACCCGGATCGGAAAGATGCTCGGGTACTCCGATGTACGGACAATCCTATGAGAGGACTTCCTATAAACTATAACTTTCCCGACGTTCGTTTCCGGAAGATCGGAAAGCAGGTGGCATCGAGTAACGTGTTCTCGCGGACGAAGGACTTGGATGTGGTCGAGTACGAGAACGTACCGACGCTCGCATCGTGGTATCCCCCAACATTTGCGCGTCAGCGCACCGACCGCTTCTTGGAAGTAACCGCCGGGAAGGAACGCCCCGATTTGGTTTGTCGCGATGCGTACCGCAACACGGATCGTCTCTACTGGATCATCATGGTCGTCAATTACGTGATTGATCCCCTGTCAGATGTGGAAGCCGGGCAGCGGTTGCGGGTGCCTGCCTACAACCGGGTCATTTCGAGGTTGGTTGGATGACGGACTTCATCAACTACCCGGCGGTGAAGGTGTCGCTCAATGACGAAGACCTGACTCCGGTTCCCCCTGAATACCTGACCGACTTCGTATTCGAGGATAACGAGTCGGGATTCTTCAGCTTCGAGCTCGGGTTGCATGACCCGAATTATACCGACATCGAAAATATCTTCTTCTCGGCGCGGCGGCAGAGTGAAGTACAGATGGAGTTCGGCTACTACAATATCCCGAATCAGCCTGTGGCGACGACGGGTTTGCTTCGCTGCTACGTGTCGCACTATCTGCCGACCTTCGAGGCGGGAATGGATATTCGGATCACCGGCTACTCGGCGGGGGCCGGGAAGAATATCCAGTACAACGAGCCTATCGAGTTCCCGAAGGACACGACGATCTCCGAGGCGGTTATCATCATCGCCAAGAAGATTTTCGGGGATGGGGTCGATCTGCGCCGGGTCGAGGAAACCAAGGAGGACATCTTCGTTCCCTCGCAAACGACCGAGCCGAAGAAGCCGTTCGACTTCATCCAGTCGGAGCTGGTCAAGCTGGCGAAGAACAAGGATGGAATCGGCGATTATTATTTCAAGGACGGTCGTGACGGTGGTGGCATCCGGTTCTCGTCTCCGCTCTTCGAGCGCGATCAGGTTGAGATACCGACGTTCTCGTGGCTCGGGGGGCCGGGGCAGTCGGACGTGCTGTCGTTCACGCCGAGTTTCAACGGGGCGACGCTCGGGGCGTGGGGCGCGGAAGGCATCAAGTTCCGAGGTTGGGACGCCACCCGCAAGAAGTGGATGACGATTCCGGTCAACCCAACCTCGATGGCAAGAGAGGGGAAGCTCAATCAGTTCCTCGCTCGCGGTGGAGCTATCGTCCCGATGCCGCGTTCGGAGACACAGCGACGGATCGGCGGTGCCGGTACTCGCTTCCGGGACGAGTTGGTCAACCTGATCGCCGATGAGTTCGACCGCGCCGTTTTCGGGGATGCGAAGATCAACGATACGGCGGACGAGGAATCCCTCGACACGTCGATCACCCTGCCGATTGAAGCCAATAACGAAGAGACGATCCGCGCCATTGCCGAGAATCGGTGGGCGCGGTTGATGAATACGATCACCGAAGCGGAGATCACCTTGAACGGCTCTCCGAGCACGATTGGGATTCGCGCCTACGACATTATCCGCGTGATCGTTCAGTTTCCGAACGGGCAGATTCATTGGTCGTCCGGTCTCTGGTTTGTGAAACAGGCGCGTCACGAGATCGTAACCGGAACCGGGTATACGGTGACCTGCCAGCTCCGGCGCAATTCCAACGCCCTCGGGGCCAACGTGGTTCCCGAAGGCGTTCGGTTCTTCGAGGATACCGAGTGAGTCGCGAAGCCGAAATCAAGGATGCTCTACGAGAGCAGGACGTTCATCGTCCCGGTGTCTATCGAGGCATTGTCGAGGGAATCGACGATCCCGAGCGGCTGGGGAGGCTCCGTGTTCGCATTTACGAGTTGCACGGCCCGGAGACTCGCACGTCGCGGGAAGCCCTGCCGTGGGCGGAAGTAGCCGAGCAGTGGGGCGGTGGCTACGACTTCGGTTCCTTCAGTGCTCCCTCGATCCCGGTCGGTTCCGGGGTGTGGGTGATGTTCGAGCGTGGCCACTACCGCTACCCGGTGGTGATCGGCACCTACCGCGCCAACCCCGAGTTCGCGCAGCCGATGAACACGGTGGGCGGTCGGGTGAAGTCCGACGGCTCCGAAGAGGCTCCCGATCCGGACGCAACGTGGGTGCCGAGCGAGGATCAGGAAGAGACCCCGCACGATGTCTTCTTCGAGAAGGAAGAGGGCGACAACGTGCCGACGCGGACGCTGCTCTACAAGTCGCCGAAGGGGCATACGATTTATGCCGAAGACCGGGGCGGCGAGGAAGCGTTCGTGATTGTGGACCGCGCCGGGCAGGTGATCGAGATGAGCTGCGGAGTGGAAACGACTCCGGCGGAAGAGGGCGCGGTGGTGGCCGAGGGGGAAGAGCAGGCGGCCCCGAACGCGAACAACACCGAACAGCGTGGCATCCGCTCCTCGATCCGGGGCGACCAGCTCGATCAGGAAGCGATGGTTGCCGGGAAGAGTTACATCCGCCTGAAAGACTTGGCCGGGCAGGAGGTCATTCTCGACCCAACCCTCGGCGACGAACGGATCATCCTGCGGAATACGAACAAGGAGAACACGCAGACCCAAGAGTTCGAGATGGGTTTGCGCAAGGGATCGCCCATCGTGCGGCTTGAAGGTGCGAACGGCGACAAGTTCGTGATGGATGCCAACAGCGATACCCCGATGATTATGGAGGATCATAGCGGGAACGCGATCATCTTCAACGCGCAGGACGGAACGATCAAACAGGTCACCCGAGGAGGCGTCGAAGAGGAACACAACAAGATCAATTCGCGGGTCCGGGGTGACAAGAGCCGGGAGATCGGCGGAAACGAGGACACAACGGTTCTCGGTAACCGGCGGATCACGGTCGTCAACGATGATGTGCTCTCCGTTCTCGGATCGTTGCAGCAATCCATTGGCGGCTCGCTTTATCAGGTGTTGACGGGGTTGCTGACCGCGCCGACGGGGATCAACCCCGAGGACTTGGTTCAGGATTTCGCCTTCGACCGGCTCATCAATATCCCGACTCTGGTTCCGGTTATTCCCCCTTCTACGATTCTGGGGACGCGCAAGGGATCGTATCGGTTGCGGGTCAATATCGGTGACATCATTCGGCAGATCACCGAAGGCGATATGATCGACCAGATCACGACCGGCGACATCCTGCGGTCGATTGATTCCGGCGACTTCATGTTCGACATCAACCTCGGTAGTTTCTCGTGGACGACCCAGCAGGGCGACATTGATTGGCTGACCGAGCTCGGAGATGTGTCGCTGAAGGCCAACGGGGGAACCCTTCTGATCGAGGTCACCCCGGTTGGAAAGGGGAAGGCGACCATCGAGGTCAACGCCGACGGTGACATTCACTGCAACACCGGGCCGAACGATCTCGTGATGATCCAAGCGACCGGGGAGACGACCCTCGAAGCGACGCAGGTGAACATCGTCTCGAACGACATCAACCTCAGCGCGAAGTCGCAGACCGATTATTTCATGTGCTTCACGGCGTGGCTCAATATCTGGAACGCATGGCACGCGGGGCAGTTTCTCACGCACGTTCATACCAGTTCGGCCCCCGGCTCGCCGACGAGTCCCCCGACCGCCGGGATTGTCAACCCGACGTGGACTCCATGCCGCGCCGTGGATGTCAAAGCAGACCCCACAGGATAGGAGAAAACGATGCCTCTCGTACCCGCGACTCTTGCAACCGCCTTGCAACCGACGATCCTCTCCGCGCTTCAGGCGACGTTTCCGCAGGATACCAACAACCCGGTCTTCAGCCTTGCGCAGCAGACGGCCTTTTCGACCGCTCTGGCGACCGGGATCGCGAACGGGCTGGTTCCGTACCTGATTGCTCAAACGGTGGTCAATGTACCGGCTCACGCCCCCGGCGGCGCGGTGGTAGGGACGATCACGTAGCCGAAATGGACGAATTGGCATCTCAGAAGACGATGAAACCCCCCGAAAAGCAAAATTCTGGCCCCGTGGGCGTGTCCGAAGCCTTATGGAGGTGTCAGAAGCCGTCCGAGGGGGAGATCGTGGCTCTACGGGCCTCTCAGCGCGAAAAGATGATCGAGGCGGCTCCCGAGGAGATTCGCCCCGCCGTGGCCGGTTGTTGGGATGATAATCCACTTGTCCGGCTCCGCTGCATCGGGGAGTTGACCCGCTACACCTTCGCGGTCCAGCGGGGAGCTCTCGTGGCGAAGGTGGGCCGGGCGATCCATCTGGCCCAAACCCTTGCTTGGGCGCACGAGGAGCGGCACCGTGGCTGAGTGGAAATCCGCGAATTTGGGAGCTCTGTTCCCCCCGGAAGTCTCGGCGATGGCTTCGTCGGCATCGAGCGTGGTGTCCGCCGTCTCGCCGATCCTCGATCTGGTCAAGAGCGGGCTGGAGGTGGCCCGTTTGGTCCTGTCCGATCTTACCGTGATTTGGAACCCGGCGGATGCCCTCGCCACGGCTCTCGAAGATTTCATTCAGGACTTTCGGGCGACTGGCATCTACTACCTGCCGGTCCTCGACAAAGGGCTTGAAGATGTCGCGAAGTTGCAGATCAATTTCCGCGACGATGCCCGGTTGTTCGATGGGTTGCCGATCTCCGAAGAAGAAGACTTTGACGACAACAGCTCCATCCACAAACAGGAGCGTATTCGGAAAGCGTACCGCGCTTACTTTTTCAACCGATACCTTGGGGGGTCAACCGGCAATTCATTCAACCGATTCAAGCGGCGGATCATTTCATCGTTCGACGATGCCGGGGATTACGAACGCCCGGTTTTTGCCGGGGATGTGGCCGGTGTTGTTTTGTGCGTGGGTGCGCCGTCGTTTGCCGAGTATCTAAACGTGCTCGTACAGCTCGCCGACCTATTTACGAATATCAACGAGATCAAGCAGCTCACTCGCCGCCTGTCGAATATCATGGGCGAGGGTATGCTGGATACCTTCGATCACGGGGGCGATAAGGTCAAAAAGGAAATGGAGGGGTCCAACCCTTTCAGTTTGGAGATCGGTCGCCCGGTGCGGAAGAACGCTGTTTTCGTTTACTACGATGACGGCATTCTGACGCCTGAGCTGGTTGCCGTGGATGACGGGCAAGGCGGGTTTGTCGGGCGCAACGGGTACACCGCAAGCGGCACCGTTACCTATGACGAAGATGCGGAGATTACGGGACTAACAATCAGCACCGATCCCCACGACGACCAAAAGGTGACTGTCGAGTACATTCCGCAGCGGCTTTATAGTATCCCCCCGGACTGGACGACGATCAATCTCGACCGGTTGTTCCCGATCATTTTCGAGATCGCGGATCAGTACCTTCTTCCCCTTGTCAATGCGCTCCGGGCTGGAGCGAACATCGACGACTCGATGGGCTTTATCATCGACGCGATTGAGCGTAAGGTGAATGAGCTGGATGAGATCGTGACGACTCTCTCCGAGCTCATCGACGTGTTCGATAACATCATTGGGGCGACAGGCATCTACTCGATCTACGTTTCATCGAACAGTGGAATCGAAGGGTGGAAGACCGAGCTCCAGAACGCGGCGAACGAACCGCCCTTCAACGAGTTCGATTACTTCGTCGGGGGGATTGTCTTGTTGGCGGGCGGGCCACAGCTGACCGCATTCGATAACTTCTTCTCGGGGATTGCATGATGGAGCTCAGTCAAAAGCAGAAGATGCACCTCTACGGTTACCTCGCCGACGTGCGGGACCGGGAGAAGTCCGGGCAGGATGAAGAGGGAGACGACGAATGACGTGGCTCGAAGGATTCTCCGCTCCGTTGGAGGCACAGCCCGACGGGGACTGGCATCGGGTGACCAATTCCGAGGTGCTGGCGTGGGACATCCTCATGGTCCTGCAAGACCGCAAGGGCGAGTGGATGTTCAACTACGACCACGGCCTCTCGATGGTCTATGATGTGTTCTCGCAGCGCGACGATGTGTTGGCTCTCCAGTTGGAAACCGTGCTGCGGCGCGAGCTGGGGGAGCAAGAGGATCGGGTGGAGATTCTGGGGATCGACGTAAATACCGATCCGGATACCGAAAAGTACCGTGCGCTACCCCAATACAACACCGAGCACTTGGTAGAAATCACGATCCGCTTCCGGGTGATCTCGACTGGAGAGATCGCCGAGGCGGTTACGATTATCGAGCGAGGCTGATATGCTAGGGAGACGATTTCGTTATACGGCTAAGGACTACGATGCGCTCACCGCCGAGCTCGAACGGTTTCTCCCGGAGTTCGTCCCGGAGATTTCGGATTCGACCCGTCGCAATCCGGGCCGCTTGTTCTTGCAGGCGTGGGTGGCCCTGTTCGATGTACTCGGATACCAGCAGGACATCAACTTCATCGAATCGCTGTGGGGCATGGCGCAGCAGGAGCGGAACCTTGTGCTGATGGCGCAGGGGATTCCGTGGGCCTACCCCGGACCCTCTCCGGCGAGCGTCGATTTGGAGTTCACATCCGTTGGGGGTCCGACCCTGAACGTCCCGCCCTACTTGGCTTGTACCACCGCCGACAATCCCCCGAAGAAGTATCTCACCGTGGCCTCGGGAAGCGTGGCTGCTCCCGGAGAGACCGTGACGGTGGCGGCGGTTGAGGGGGAGCGGGTGATCGAGGAGGTTCTGACCGAGAGCGCGAGCGGGGAGGTAAATCAGACCTACGAGCTCGAAAACGCCTACACGCCGTACCAGTACATCGAGGTTCGGGTGGGGACGACGCTGTGGGAACGGCAGGCATTCACGCTTTTTGATTCCGAAAGCGACGCGGAGCATTACGTTGTCCGACCGAATCCGGCGGACCTGTCCAAGGCGCGGATCGTCTTCGGGGATAACGAGTGGGGCGCGGCCCCTCCCGCTGGTTCCCGGATCACCGTTTCCTACATCCGCTGCAACGGCTCCGATGGGAATACTCCGGCCAATTCGATTACGAAGATCACCGGCCCGATCTCGGCCAGTTTCAACGTCAATAACCCGGAAGCAGGCGCGGGCGGTTCCTACGGCCCTGACGCCGACACGATCCGGATGCAGGCTCCGTGGTTGGGGCAGACTTACCAGCGGGCCGTCAACGAAGAAGACTTCCTCGCGATTGCCGTCAACGTACCGGGAGTGTACGACGCGGCGATTGCGAACATCATCGGCTCGATTTTCAACCTGTACGTGATGCCCGAAGGCGGCGGGGTTGCCAGCCAAGCTCTCCTCGATCTGGTCAAGAACACGATCCAGCCGTTGCAGGTGATCGGCGGGGTGGTGAACGTCGAGACGGTCGAACCTATCGAGTTGCGGATCACGGCTCGGGTCTTTACCCGGACGAACGATCTGCCCCGGTCGGTTATCCGCCAGAAGGTGATTGACGAGATACTGGCGAATCTGGTTTATACCGAGATCGAGATCGGCAAAGCGTTCACGGTTTCCGAGCTCAGCCGAATCATCCTCGACATCGAAGACAGCTCGTTGATCCAGTCGGTTAATTTTCCGATCCTCACGGCGGTCCCTCGCGTGGTACAATCGGTGGAGTCCGATCCCGCGATGCAGGGCGACATCGAGGTACTGGCAGGGGCGGGGTACAGCGAGTGGACGGTGACCGAGCTCACCCCGACGACCTTCACCGTCAAGCGCGACGGCTCGACAGTAGATACTGGAACGGTCGGCGAGCAGTTCACCTCGCCCGATAACGAGATTCGCTTTACCCTCGGAACACCGACGGACACCCTGACTGCCGGTGCGGTTTGGTCCTTCCGCACATCGAAGTACAGCGGGAACATCCAGATCGGCAGTGGGGAGGTTCCCGTAATTTCCTCCCTCTCGAATGTCGAGGTCGAGGTTTACTATCCCGAAGACGACACAACGCCGTTCAGCTAATGAACCCGAAATTCCTGACTACATTCGAGGCGCGGACCGCGCTCGATACGCCCCAGATCGTTATCTCGTGGGAGTTCGACGATCAGTGGTGGGCTTTGGTCCGCAGATTCACGATCCGGATGTCTCCGCACGGGTGGCCGACCAACCTTTCCGAAGGGGCTATCGTGTTCACCGCTTCGCCCTCGGAAACGACGAAGGCGAACGAGCTGGCGGTTGTTCCGCCGGTCATTGAGCCGGAGCGTATCTACTACTTCACGATGTTTGTGGAGTGGCGTGACGATGTGCTGGCGCAGGAGTATTTCCGCACGCTGGGGATTCTGGAGGGTGGATCGCCAATCACTCGGCACTTTGCGTTCCCCGAATCTTACGCGGGGCGTGTCGTAGGCATCGTCAATCTCGCCGATCCGCCGATCACCTCGCGAGATACGCTGGCGATTGCCACGGTGAGTCCGTCCGGGGATAGTTTTGTGTTGTTCTGGGAGATCGCTACCGGGTTCGTGATCGCCGAGATGAACGTGACTCCGGTGCTGAACGCCGGAGACCGGATCAGCTCGATTGCGTGGTGCGGACAGTTGAGCTCGTCCCCGGCGCAGGTGATCTTTACCACGGAGCAGCGGGAGTTGATCCACCTGACATACCCGTCCGATACCGGCAGCCCGAATCTCCCGTCCGAAGACCCGGCGTTGGGGGATGTAAACTATCGCCTCGATCTGACTGAAATCTTCGGGGAAGAGTTGTACGGTCCGGGCGCAGTCTTTACCGACTTTACAACGGACGACAGTGCTATCGAGTTCGCCGACAAAGCGAGCTGGGGCGGGGTTCCGGTCAGCTATGTAATTCTCGACCGGCGCAGGCGGTATGTCTATCGGGTACTCTACGGGGGAGGATCGCCGACGATTTTTCGGGTCGAGCTCGACTACCGGGAAGACATGACCGGAACGAACCCGTATTCGGTTACTTTGAGTAATGAGTATATTCAGCCCGGAACGGCGAAGGTTGTTATCAAGGCCAGCGGCGTTGTCGTGGCCGTGGATAACCGTTCGGGATCGTTTCTCGGACGGAACGGATACATCGTCACCGGGGGGTCGATCAACTACGATGCCGCAGCGGGGATCGACTCGTTGGAGTTCGATCCCACACATGCTCCGAACCCCGGCGATACGCTGGAGGTGGTTTACGCACCGTACAAGTACGACGGCCTGTCGTGGTCTCACGATGGAGCCGACGGATCGCTGGTGGTCTCCGGTCAGCAACGCCTCGAAGATCGTCTCCGGAATTTTGTGATGCAGTTTGGGGACGACGAGAATAACCTGACCGACGCGACGCCGACGTTCACGTATATCGCTGCCGTCCCGGTGGCGTTGTTTGCGTTTCCGATCAGCACCGATGCTTATCGGTATTCGGTGATCGAAGAGGGTGGTTTGATCTCGATCTGGGTTCCCGATTCCGCGTTGACGATCAACCGGGTTTCGGTGTGGACCAACCACCGGACTCATGCGTATTCGGGATTGAAGCACGAGGGGAGAGACTTCTCGCTGAAGTGGGACGCTATCGGGTTTCTATCCGAAGCGTTTCGGTCGCTGGATCGGACCAGCACACTCGGGCTGCCCTCGAAAATGCTGGGGACCGCTCCCTACGGGGAACGGTTGCATCTGACCGACGGGTTTGTGGGAACGCAAACCGAGCGGTTGATGCGTCTGCTCGGGATGCTATTGGATCGGCATCGTGGATTGATTGAGTGGTATTGGAATCACTTCGATCTGCGAACCTGCGATCCGAAGTGGCTGACTTCGTTGGCCTATCGTTACGGCATCGCCGATCTGAATCCCGATTGGCCGATGTCGAAGCAGCGGGTCTACATGGAGCTCCGACCGCTTATCAATCAGCGCAAGGGGACGTTGCGAGCTATCGAGCAGTTGATGAAGTTCTACGGGTTCGAGCTGGCAACGGCGAGCACGTCAATCATCATCGGTCGGGAAACCTTCGATAGCGGGATCGACTTCGATCTCGGTGGGATTCTCGATACGTTCGGGGAGTTGTTCGAGGTTCAGGTGATTCTGCGGCTTCGGCGAATTTCCGATGGGGCCGAGCTCCCGGCTGCCGACCCGATGGTCGAGTTCCTTCTCGGCAAGATCAACAAGATCAAGACCTACAACGTCACGGTCCGATACGAATGAGGTAAGTCAGCCGTGGCTTGACGGGGATCGCTGCTTGGATGCACTCGTCTGATGCAAGAGGACAAATAACATGGCGCAACGGAGAGTATGGGATTTCAAGAGTCCCGATGAAACCCGGATTATGAACGACATGAACCGCCGTGTCGTTCGGCCCGGAGTCTATCATGGCTTCGAGGTGGCCGACGGCGGGGTGGTTGCCGGGAAGATGTATCTGCGGATCAACCGCGAGCTGCATGATGATCTGCCCTCGAAAGCGGACCCCGGCGGGAACGATGCCCTGTCCGTTGCGATCAGCAAGGACTATGTGACGATCATCGAGAATGCGGATGTGGAACCGGCCACACGACCGGATACGCCGTACTCAGCGGTCTATAACGAGAACGGGCTGGGCCGGGCGCGGATCGACATCGTGGCTCTGAGCTACGAGTACGAGCTGACCAACCAGCCGAATCCCGTGGCGACCTACTCGGTCCATGTCGGAACCCCGGCGGTGGACCCGGAACCGGACTTCGGGCTGGTGGCCGACGACGAGATCATCCTCGCCTTTGTCTGGGTGCCCGACGGGACGAACGATTCGACAGGCGGCTACGGTTCGCCGGGCGTGGTGATCGACAACGTACCGAAGATCAATCTGCCCGATCCGTACAACCGCCCCGGCGACGAGCTCCACGGTCTGTTTCGCCCCGGTGTCTATCAGGGTTTCGATCTGGTAGCGAGTGGGAACCCCGACGAGGTGGAAATCAATCCGGGTGTGATGGTCACTCCGTATCAGGAAGATCGGTACTACTCCGGCGAATACCATCAAACGATCATCCGCATGGACGAGGCGACATCGCCCTTCGCCGTGGACGCTCCGACGGCGGGGTCCGTGCGTCTCGATGCGTTCTATCTGGTATCGCGTCCCGACAAGCGGCGCGGGCAGGATCAGGATTACAAGATCATCAAGGTTGAAGGCACGGAGCAGGTGATCGGTGGGGGAACGAACCCCGAGCTCCCCGACGCCTCGGACATCCAGTCAGCCATTGACTCCGACGGCGATCTCGGGACCGGACAGTACACCGATGCCAACGCGACATTCCTCGGATATGTTCGGGTGATCGAAGACGGCGGTGGGGGTGCGGAGATCGAGAAGTTCTATTCGACCGAGAAGCGGTCGGTTCCCGAGGAAGTGGAAGTCACCGACGGGATCATCTTTCAGGGCCGGTCACAGTACATCGGATCGGTCGGGTTGATTAACCTCCTTGCCGATCTGCATACGCTGATGGAAGCGGAAGACGATCCGATTCCGAGGCGTGTGCAGGTGGAGGGGTTGTTCTGGCTCGATGGCGATCTGTACCTGCCGTCCCGGATTTCCCTGACCGGCGGGCGGACCTTCTCGAAGATCGTCTTCAACGGCTCGGACAAGTTCTATGCCGGGGGGATCGAGATCGCCTACAACGGCGGCGACAATCCCTATGCCGGTGTTCCGGGAACGCCGGGCGGTGCGCCCGCCGGATCGACGAGGTATCGGATCGAGATCGCGGTGGCCTATCGAGCGGGCCGTCCCACCCCGGTCGATCTCGGTTTCGTTCCGGGGGATACAGTGGTCCTCAGTGACGGGGCGAACCACAAGTTGTGTGCCTTCGTCGGATTTCCCGATCCGGGCGGAAACCCGTGGGAGTTCGACGTGGACGTGCCGACGGCGGGGCTGCCTGCGGGGACGACCCAGACGAACAGTATCCACCTCATCAAACAACACTCCAGCATCGAGCAGATGTCGGTCGAGGGAGGTACGGTCTACATCGACAGTACCGAGGATTGTGAGTACCGGGATGCGCACTTCGAGGGTGCGGTGTTCGGGTATAACTGGCGGTGCCTGATCTCTCGTCTCTCGCTGGGCGCGACGGGGTTGAGCGACGCCGCTGGAGCCGTTGTCTTCCCCCGAAAAGGATGGGGCAACGCCGTGGACATGCTGTTTGCCAACGGTGGCGACATTGTGTTGGGCGTATCGAATGACCGACTCTCGGTGTCGCTGATCGACGCAGAGGGGCAGGACGTGACCCTCGGCGGCTCGGATTGTTTGGTTTCCGTGGTAAACGGCGATCTGTACTTCGCGGCGACGGCGAACGGAAACTACGTAACGAAGGTGATCGGCGATGTCGAAAACGTCGCCAATGCCGTTGACAATTTCGTTGCCATCCTGACCGGCACGCCCACCTACAACACGGGCGGATCGACGGAAGGGAATATCTTCGGCGGGATGGCCCGAACGCTGCGGGGAACCAGCTCCTTCGTCGGTCACGGCGGGGGATCGCAGACGATCACCCTGCCCAACGATCTCGGTACGACGGATTATGGCGTTTACATTTTCCCGATTGACGACGGCGCAACGCCTCCCGGCGAAGCGGGTCAGCTCGGCGAGGTGTGGGTTACAGAACGATCCGCTACGGACTTCAAGGTCTACAATTCAGGGGACTCCACGGCGGATTTCGAGTGGGTCTTGGTGATCCGATAACGAGGTGAGAACATGACGACGATCAACAATCATCCGGCACCCGGAAGCGGCATCGCCAGTATCCTCTCGCTGGTGAATAAGATCAACGAGATCATCAACGATCCCGTTGCCGCGCCGAGGACGTTTCTGGTCGAAGGGATCGCTCAGAACGATACCTATGTCTTCTTCGTTGCGGAGCCGCAAGGGGACGACATATTCACCTACGGCAGCAAGTTTGTCCTGACCGAGGGGGACGGGCTTACTCCGCTACCGGATGCGACCGGCAACCTGACCGTCAACGAGACGTGGGCGGCGTTCAGTGAGGCCATGACCGAGGCGGCGGGTCCGACGTATTCGCTGTCCTTCTCGAACCTCGATGCGATCCCCCGCACGGTGTTCGTCGTGCGGGACGCGGACAACGAGATTGTCGCGGTGGACGACGGTTCGGGGAACATGGACGGGCGCAACGGCTGGACCGTCAATTCCGGGGGAAGCGAGTTGACCTACAGCTCCGGGATTTCCGGGCTGACATTCACCGCCGATCCGGGTGACCTGACGGTTTTCTACCTCACCGACGATACGAGTGGGACGACTCCCGACCGGCTGGACGACGACTCGATCAACCAGTTCAACGCGGCCCCGATTCTTCTCAAGCTCTCCGGATCGGTTCAGGCGGGGAATACCGAAACGACGGTTTCCTATGGCTACGAATCGACCTTCGGCGAGCTGCCGATTGACTACCTCCTGAACGCGGTCCGGTCGGTGGAGAGCACGTCGGCTCCAATCACAGCGGTTATCAAGGAGCTCAAGCTCGGCGCGGACGCGGGGAATTGGGACGATGATCGCAATGCCGTTCCGTATTACACCCTGAAGGAAACGGCGGTCAATCTCGACGAGAATAAGGCGTCTTACGAGAAGGAGCATATCCACGATCCGGGGAACGCACCCGACGGTCGCCACCTCACGATTCGTCAGCTCTTCAACTTCGCTGACGACTCGATACTGGTCCGCCTGATCGGCGACCTGTCTTCGTCCGGCATCGTTCAGGAGTTCTATGACGACGATACGAATTACATGGTCTACCGGATGGGGTTCAACGTCGATCTGACAACGGCTCCGGCTCCGAATCTTAACAAGGTTCCTTCCCCGACGACGCTGACCGCGAATCGGTTGGTCCACACCGGGGCGACGCAGATGGGTGCGATGATTATCGAGTGCGTAATCAGCATCCCGGATGCGTGGACTTCGTTGCGGGTCTACATGGCCGACTCGACGGGTGGAGCCTCGACGACGTTCGAGCTGGGTGCCTTGCTGACGATGGACAACGGGGAGAACCCCGAGTTCCGCTTGCCGGGACAGATCATCCCTTCGCCCCCGGTCAGCTCGACGGATGCGCGGTCGGTGACAATCGGGACGCTGTATTACTACGCGCTGACGAATTTCCTCCGCGATCTGGGTGAGCTCAACGAGGAAACGTATCAGGGCGATATTACGATGGACGCTGCGGCGTTCATCAAGTCGGGGTATCTCCGTTTCCACATCGAAGGAGGTACGCTGGGGGTCAGCCAAGGATCGTTGGTCTTCTACGACGACATCCTGTGGACGTTCGATGCGATCACCGGGGCGGGTGGCGTTCCGCGTGCGGGGGTCTACTTCGAGAACGGATCGCACGAGACCGTTTCCGGCATCGGTTCGACCGACGACGTGACGGCGACGATTATCACTTCTCCGATTCCGGGCCGGGTGATCCTGCCGGGATCGGTTTACGTGTGGAGAACGGGAGCCTATGCGTCGGACAATGCGAAGGGGACATTGGACAACCAGCGCAGCGTGTCGTGCGACGAGCTCTTCGTGGATTACGTCACCGGCCTGCTTCGGGTAAAGTGGAGTGGCGGCTCGGGCAATACCAATGTCCGTTACCTCTATACCGATCCGAATGCCACAGCGGGGCACATCCACGGTTTGTCCGATCCTTTGACGGGAGATCAGCCGGTCACTCTGAAGTCTCTCCGCTCGCGGGAGTCCGCTTACATCAAGCGCGGGCGCGTCGAGCGGGTCCGCGAGCCAATGACCGAATCGGGGGTCAGCCAGTTCTATCACGATTTCGTGATCCGGCCCGATCTCTCTTCCGTGCGCCTCTTCGATCACACGATGCGGTTGGTCGGCATCCTCGAAGAGTCCGGAGGGGTGTGGACGGTGACTCCGCAGAACGGGGCGACGATCTTCTCTCAGCCGTCTCCGATCAACGATACCGGCGGGGCCAACGCCAAAGGGCAAATTGGCGATTCGGGGACGAAGCTGACGTTCACCGATGGCTACGGTGGCGATCCGGGGGAAGTTCCGACGGCAATGGTCGTGGACTTCTATACCTATGCCACGAACATCGAAGAGGTGACCGAACCGGGATACGAATTGATCTTCGGAACCGGCTCTTACGATTATGACAATGAGACCTATCTCCGCACCCGGAATTTTCCCCGCAACAATATAATCGACCCGGACGGATACGATGTCGTCAACCGAGCATACCTCGATTCGCGGGTTGCCAATGCGCAGATCGCTCCCCTCGACGATCAGACGGGACGGCGAATCAAGATCAACGGGATCGGCGGCGCGACGCCCTTTACATGGAGTGGGGGAAACGTCTCTCGCCTGAGCGCGGGGGCGCGTGTCGTTGCCGTGGACATCATCATCGATCATACCTATGGGCTGGGGGGAGCGGCCACGTGGGCGAGTACCAGCGCGGATTCGTATAATTATTATGGAGCTAATGGTCGCTATGCCCCCTATGTCCCGAATCATCAACCCGTCGGAGGAGATGTTTACAACAGCGCAGGTTTTCCGAATGACCCCAAATACTTTATTGCAGGTGTAGTTGCTCCTACAGGGAGAACACAGCGGTTGTGGTATTACTCAGGGGCGCGAAACGACACGGTGATTCAACCGTACAACCAGATCAAAGGAAGACCCCGAGCTTACAACGCCTCTGATGGGGAATACCGCGAGCTGGTCGTTGGAAGCGATTCGCCCCAGAATACCCCAATCTTCGCGGCGCAGGCGGAAGCAGGGGTACGGTGGCACAGCGTTCTTCTCCGCGAGTTGCAGGGCAAGCTTGGAAGCGGGGGAGAGGCCAACACGAAGCTCGCCGATCCCGACAATACGTTTCATCTCTATCCGTTCCGGACCGAGGTGTATTGGGGAGACGATGCGTTCGATTCCTACTACCCCCAAGCGGCAGATCGGCTGTACCGCAGGTTCTACGCCCCCAGCTTCGTCGATACGATGTGGAAGTACGACTTTGGCGGTGTCGATTACTATGGGCAGACGATGCGCCCGTCGTTGCTGATGCGGGTGTTCTGGATGAACGAGGTGATGTTCCATTTGGAATTGCCGCACTATAATGGTGGGGCGACCGGGTCGGAGTCTTACGATGTCGCTGCGAGTGGGAGCTATTCCGGAGCAACACAGATCGGTCCGCTCAATGTGAACCTCCCGACGGATTACAGCATTACACCGGGAACCTTCTCGGTCGAGCTACACACTGTAGCGGGAACCTTTACCCGTTCCCCATCCTCGTTGGCGTCCCCGTCTATCGGACTCTTCAGCGAGGATGCGATTGTCCAAAACGGGTCGATCAATTACAAGACCGGGGAGCTCCTTCTGACCCTGAAAAGTCCGCTGGTGGCTGGTACGCCCCGCGCTGTCGTTTCTTACGACACGCAGGCGGCGGCACTCGATGGGTTTTTCCCGTCGCGCATTTCACACCGGATGGCATTTATGCTGGCTCCAGCGCAGCCCCCCGACATCGAGCCGACGAAGAGCGGCTACATGATCTGCCGAATTGCGTTTCTCCTTGGGAAGACGGTTACGCCCTACACCGATTCGGAGTTGTCTGAGTTTCCGGTTCCTCTCAGTCCCGCTGTATCGACCGGGGAGACTTCTGAGCTGGGGGCGTATTCACGGTATCTCGAAAGGATGCCTTCCGTTCCCGGAGCGGACGGGGAGAACGGAGTGTACTTCGGACAGGCGATGCAGATGATCGACCCGTTCGATTACGGCGACCCCATCAATATCCAACACACTGGTTTGGCACACGGCGGTCAGACGCCCGAAGAGGGACACGCGGTTTACGGAATCATGCCTTCGGAAGACAAGTGGACATCATCGTACCTCGTTCTTCATGGGCATTATACCTACCTGTCACCGTACCCGATTTACAGCGGCAGCTTGCACTGGTATCCCGAATCGTGGAGCGTCGGGATTAAAACCGCCTACCCGACCGGGGATTCCCCTTCGAGAAGTAATCAGAATATCGACCTGTCCCGACGCCACGGACCGGACGACCGCTACGGATCGAACCGTGGTGCGGGTGACCAGACGGCGACGCAATAATGGGACCGTTAGTTAGTATAGAAACTGTTCGGCGGGCCGGGAGACGGGTTGCTTCTGCGGTGGCGACCCTCCCTCCCGGTACGTCGAAGTACGCATTAGGAGAAGACGAAAAATCGGTGACGTACTCGCTTGCCGATATGAAGCGTCTCTTTCCGTCCGTGATCTCGCCGACGCTGACCGAAGGAGAATTTACCACCTCTTCGCTGATCTCTCTGCTCCGGGAGATGTACTACGAGGATGGAGCATGGAAGCGGTGGGAGCCGGGTGCGTTCTACAAAATCAAAGTTGGGGGCGATCTGGAGGTCGGAAAAGACAAGGAAATGCAGCTCCGCGCCTGCGACTTCGAGGGAAATCTCGTAGCCGATGCCAACGGAGCGATCCTCGTTCGAGGGTTTCGGGACGAATGGGTTACCGTCTTCGAGGGATATGTGATATTATCGGGCGGCAAGGGTCAGCTCGCCGCCGATCCGAAAGCGTGTCCCGAGGGCCGCATCGACGTATTCTTCGCCATCGAGGGTGACGACGTTCCGTGCGGTCGTGGAACCTTGCTCAACGGAGACTTGCATGTCCAGCGAAAAACAAGACCAGATTCTTCAGGCCGGAATAACGGATGCCCGTTCCCTGTTGCCCTCCAAGGAGGGGGCAACGTGGGACCGGCGGGATTTATTTCAGCTCAAGGGGGTAGTGTGGCATCAGGCGTTGGGATGGGGAACCGTGGAGGACGTGGCCCGCTACCACATCGGCCCCGATAATCATCTCCTCCCCGGCGGTCTGCCGTCCATTGCCTATACCTTTGCGATTCGCCGTGATGGGGAAGTCCTGCTCTGCAACGATCTCGAAGCGAAGCCGTGGTCGCAGGGAACGAAGGAGAGGCCGGGCGACGAGAACGCGGAATTTATCTCGGTGATGTTCGAGGGACTTTTCGCCGGTCGGGGTGTCTCGGGGAAAAACATCGGCGAGCCGAGTACCGATCAGATCATCTCCGGACTTCAGCTCTGGAAGGTTTTGCTCAACGTGTTTGGCTTCGGTCCGAGCGATCTCTACGGTCACTACCACTTCGGTAAACCGGCGTGTCCGGGATACACCCTCCAACGAATTATCGACGCGGTGCGAAGAACCCCCGAACCGGATAATGGAGAGCACAGTATGCTCCGGTGGTATCAGGAGGGGTTGAAACGCCTCGGCTACTACACCGGAGAAATCGACGGGATTTGGGGGCCGCTGTCAAAGCGGGCCTTGTACCGGTATCAGAGCGAGAAGGGAATCTCGCCCCTCGGGGAGTTCACGACGAAGACGCAATCGTCCCTCGCCCATGAGCTCTCGAAGATCAGGGAGAACGACAATGGCTGAGCCGACATCCATCCAGAACGTCATGGATAATATCGGGGTCTTGATGGCCTCGGCGATGGGGTTCATGTACTTCCTCACACCGAAGGTGACGGCGATCATCCGTGCCTTCGTGGATAACAAGAAGCTCAACTACTACCTGCCGACCATCGTTGGGTTGGTAGTCGGCGGGGTGGCAACGGCAATGGTCCATCCCCCGACGTGGGTAGAGTGGGTGTGCGTTTACATGGCAGTCGTCAGTGGGGCGCAGTCCTCTCAGGCGACCTACGAGATGTCGAAGAACGCACCGATTGTCGTTCCGAGGAAGAAGCGGAAGAACGGAAAAGGGAAGCCGAATAATCCCCCAGCTCCGAGTATCCCCCGGAATGTACCTCCCGGTCCGGGTTCCGCCGAATGACGATGATTTTGAAAATCCTCTCGGGCATCGCTTCCCTCTTCAAGATTCTCGGTGCCGCGTGGGCGTGGTATCGGGATTATCGTTTGAAGCGGGCCGAGGAGCGTGTCCATCAGCTCGAAGTGGATCGGGCGGTGGACGAAGCCATCGAGGAGGTCGAGGATGTGGAGACAACCGTGGAGGGCTTTCGGGATGAGACCACCGACGGCGTTACTCACGATTTTTCTGATTTCAATCGGGGCGAGTAGCTGCGTCAGCCGCCGCTGCAAGTGTCCCGAGCTGCCTGTGCTTCCTCGCCCGCAGCTCCACTCGGGGTATGCGGTGACCTTGACCCCCGACGAACAGGCTGTTATGCAGGCTGAGGACTTCGAGAAGATCGAGGAGAACCTTGGGATGCTGATCCGGTGGGGGAAACAGTACGAGGCGGAAATTAAAGCCTACAACGCGGAGCGATAGGAGCATGGATAAGCAAGTCATCGAAATCGTTGTGCCGCAGGGCACCTACTCGACCGACAGGCCGAAAGGGCGTCTCGGTTCGCTGTTCGATCTCTTCGGCGGGAAGGCCAAGCAGGCACCCCCGCCGGTCTCTGGTCCTGACTCCCCGCAATCCAATATGGGGATGGCGGGTGCCGTCTTCGGCGGTGATGGCTTGCTCTCGAAAAACTGGTTCCTGAAGTACGCGCAGTACATGGAAACGTCGGCGGATCGAATCAAGATGTATAACATCTACGAGGAGATCAGCCGGGTTCCCGAGATCGGTTCCGTGCTCGATGGCTATGCGGAAGACGCCACGCAGTTCAATCAGGACAAGCAACGGACTGTCTGGGCCGAGTCCGAGGAGAAGAAGGTCGTCACCGCGATCCATCAGCTCTTCGATACGATCAATGTCGAAGAGTGGATCGAGGGTCTGGCGCACGATGTCGCGCAGAACGGCGACGACTTTATGCGGAACCATTACGATCCGAACAGCGCGGACGGCATCCTGAATATCCAGTGGCTCGATCCCCGAATGGTCGAACGGGTCGAAGACGAACGGGGCAATCTCTACGGGTTTGCCTTGCTCGACAACCTCGCGGCCACCACGGTCGATGAAGAAGACCTGTGGATGGCGTGGGACATCATTCACTTCCGCATCTACTCGCGCAAGACGAAGAAGTGGAAGTACAACGACCCCGGCCTCGATCCCTACATCTACGGCACCTCCCTCCTCTACAACGTCGAACGCACCGGCAAGCAGGTCCGCCTGCTCGAAGAGTTGATGATGATCTACCGACTCACGAAATCCGTGGATCGGTTCATCTACTACGTCGATGTCGGTCCCACCTCCAGCCCGGCGCAAGTCACCGAGACCTTGCGGACTTGGCGACTCGCGATGAAGAAGCGGGAGTTCAAGAATCCCCTGACCGGAGAGTTCGATGTTCTCTACAACCCTATGTCGTTTGACGACGATATTTTCTATCCTGTACGTGGAGATCGCCAGAACAGCCGCGTCGATGTACTACCCGCTGCCGGTTCGGTCACCGATGCGGTCGATTACGACAATTTCATCAATAAACTTTTCGCCGGTCTGCGAGCTCCGAAAGCCTATTTCGGATACGAAGGGGATGTGGATGCGGCGAACACCCTGAGCTCGCAGGACGTGCGCTTCGCCCGAGGGGTCAAGAAAATTCAGCGGGCGATTATCACCGGCCTGACAACGCTGTGCGAAATCCACCTCCTGCTCCGCGACATCGTACCGAGTATCAAGGAGCAGTATGGAATCGGGGATGAGCTGTGGGAAAAGATTCTTCGGGGCCACCTCGACGCCGTTCCCGAGGAGGTGCTTTACGAATCGAACGGGAAGGAAGTCCGCGTCGATACCGAGAGTATCTTCATGCAGATCGCGGAGAAGGCGTCCCAGATCGTCGGATCGTTCAAGTTGCGGATGGTCGAACCGTCGCAGATCGAGCTCCTTCAGCGGCTCGAAGCGATGGAGACCAAGCTCGACGTGGCGCAGCGGATGCTCGAAATGGGCGACCAGTTCGGCCTCGATCCGGTAACGTGGCGCATCTACATCCTGACAAACGTGGTTGGTTTGTCGGCGGATGAGCTCAAACGCTTCGGGAAAGAGATGGAACAAAGCATCGAGACCGGAGAAGAGGGGGAAGAAAAGCAGATCGACAAGCAGGCTCTTCGTGAGGCATTGTCGAAAGCGATCCGCGAGCTGGTAGCCGAGGTGAAGGGCGATGGAGAAGGCGGTGAACGCCCCCGTCCGCGCCGAAACCAAACGCCGGGCCGGGTCAATATGAAACATCTCCGAGAGTACGTCGATCCCGAGGAAGAAGATGCCGAGGGCGACGAAGACCTATGATTGGGTTTGGGACGGCGACACCGTTGATGCCGCGATCCTCGACGATCTGCGGGAATACGTTGTCTCCGAGCTCGATCTCGATCCGGATCAGGGAGCCGTCGATGTAATTGTCGTCGATGTGCTCCTCAACCTGCGGCAGATCATCGAGGCCAAGTACCTCGGATCGCTGAAGGGCGATATGGTCGCCCACAGCCTCACCGCCGCCGGAGCGCGATCCTTCTACGGGGATGCGCTCAAAAAGATTCGACACTCCGCGACTACTTCATCGTCCCGGTCGATGAAGAAGCGGCTCGATCTGCTCGAAGGGCAGTTGGTCAAGCTCTACCGCCAGTATCAGGGCGGGGAGTTCTCGCTGCGCCAGTTCAGCGAGCGGGCGAAGGCACAGTTGAAGACCGCCTACCTCGGTGCGTTCATCCTTGGGGTGAGAGCGTCGGGGATTCCCGGATTGAGGAAGGCGAAGTTGGTTGACCTTCAGCCGGACGACCGGCAGTGGGTCGATTCCGCGATCAAGCACGAGTTCAAATACTTCAACCGCCTCATCAAGGACATCGCCAAGGATCGCTCTCGCCAGTCGGTCGAGAAGCGGTTGGGGCGATACGTGAAGACCGTCAATTCGATCTTCCACGCGGGCCGGGTGATGGTCGTTCCCCCAAACACGGTGATTCACTGGATTCTCGAAGATCGGAAAGCCTGCCCGGATTGTAAGACCCTGTGGCGCAGCTCGCCGTATGTGAAGTCCAGACTCCCGACAACCCCGAAGGCCGGACTCACGAGATGTTTAGATAACTGCCGCTGCCGGTTGCGTTTCGAGGACGCCACCCCGGCGAAGTACAAGCAAACATTCCGGCGGAATCGGAAGTCGCAGACGATGATCCGCCGCATCCTGAAAGATCGACGAAAGGTAAAGAAGCGTGCTCGGAGATAATGCCGTCAAATTATTCAAGGATCGCTACGTCGCGGTCGTGGTCTATCGAAATCCGCATCCGGATCAGGTATACTACGACACCGTGATCTGGCGCGTGGTCCGGGGCGCGTGGCGCAGGGATGCCCACTACCGCCCGGACGACCTTCCGAAGTTAGTTTTGCTGTTGAACGATGCCGCCAACGCTATCGACGAGATGCAGAATTTGGACGAGAAACACGGCATCGACAGGAACATCGGCTTCGTGAGCCGAACGGGGTGTACGATCATTAGTCAGGGAGGAAGTGATGAGCGACCGAATGACGGCAAACACGTTCCGGACGACGATGCAGAAGTCGGGGTGGCGGGAGCAGTTGGAGCTCTTGGGAAAGGTTCTCGGGGGTGATCTCGACATCTACGACGATGAAGATGAAGACCGCCTCGGCAGGCATATCCTCGAAGCTCTCGACCGTATCTATCGCTCGGGGAACATCGAGTATCCGGTGCCGAACGGGAAGCCGGTTACGATAGCCGAAAACCATTGGATCGCGGCGCGGCTCTCCGGGCACCTCAAGCTTTACCTGCCGTGGCTTCTCAACCACGAGGGGTATCCGTGGGAGCATTTGGTCAACACCTACGCGCTGCGCCTGCCTCTCCTCGGGGTATCTCCCGAGCTGGCGACAGTGATGTACCACGCCTTCAACGATCCGGTCAGTCTGGACCCGTTCCTCGATGCGTTAATGACTTTCGGCATGATGGCCGAAGAGGGGAAGTGCTGGGGCGGCGATCTGACGGAAATCAAACCGAAGGATCGCGGTCCGATCATCCAGTGGCGGAAGAAGTATCTCCGACAGGCCAGCCAAAAGCGGATCGAGAAGGGGTTGAAGAACCTCGCCGCGATGCGAATGGCCTATCCGGTCCTCCCAACGACACCGATCCTCGACGCGATTGACCAGAATCGGGTCCGGGTGATCTACTCTCCGAACCGTGGGGGAATGACCGATCATCAATGGATGCCCATCCTGCCGAGGGCTTTTTCCGAGAACGTATCCGTGAATCGGTGGTCGTTCCTCCTGATCCACGAAGCTTGACAAACGACGTAAGACGGTATATGATTCGTAGCGCGATTCATGTCGCAGGAAGGAGGTCTGCATGACCGATAAACGAACCTTGCTCGAAGCGGACGAAAAGATCGAGCAGGAGTTGGCCCGTATCCGTGGGGCGAACGAGGACGACAACGAGTATGTTCGTTCCTGCCTCGGTCGAATCGACGAGGCGAGCCTGTCCCGCATCTTCCGCCAGTCGAAACAGCCCTTTGCGATCCTCACGGCGTTCAAAAACACCGACGAGTTCGGGAAGGCGGTTTCGCGAAGGGCGAACGTCGGGCAGAACCGCGATTTGATCCAGCGGTTGAACGCGCTGAAGGCGGGCGCGGCCCGGTTGGTCGGGCACTGGATCGAGGGCGTTCCCCCGTACAAGAACGAGTGGAACGATTCGCTCGGTAAGCTGGTCCTGAACGGACCCGACGGGGTGATCGACATCGAGCTCACGGACAAGGGGGATGCGAAGTTTGTCCTCCCGACCGGGGAGACGATTTCCAAGGCGGAAGCGATCCGTCAGGGGATCGTAACCGACTCGGTGGAGGACAGCTTGTGGGTGCCGATGCCGAAGGGGATGGACGTGGCCGACTTCCGCGATCTGATCGCCGGGCTGGTCAAAGACTACCGACAGGAAGCCGCCGTCTTCGGCGACGGCTCGAACGTGTCCCTCCTCGACCGCAACGGGAAGCTCGACAAGATCGGATCGAAGGTGTCGATGGGGAAGATCGGCATCGGGTTCAGCCAGCTCCGCAAACGTCCACAGGTGCCCTTCGTCTTCGAGGGGGTGGCCGTTCCCAGCTCGAATTACGGCAAGATGCTGTTCACGCGGCTCGGCCTGATTTACGAGTTCGGAGAAGCCGCCGCCTGACGGGTTCCCACATTCCGCTCGAAAGACCCCTGATGGACTAAAATCCATTAACCCCCGTGGGAGCGGCCCGGCGGTAACCCCGCCGGGCCGCTCTCGTTGAGTTGACAACGAAAACGCATCGGATTATCATATTCGGTGCAAGGTTCCGGTGCGGACCCCATCCGCACGAACAGACAAAGCCCGTCGGCTCCCCAAAGTCGGCGGGCTTTTTTTTTTAGCTTGACATCGTACTCGAATCGTGGTATAATACGAGTACCTGTCAACCTGAACGAGGAGACAAAAATGAAGAATCCCAAGACCGAAACGATGATCCTGAACGACCCGCTGTGCGGCTCCCGCTTACTCGGGAAACACGACTGGCCGTTCCGGATCGAGAGGCGCGGCGAGGAGCACGTGTTGCTCGCTAACCGTTGGGCGGTAACGATCAGTTTCGGGGGCGGCTACGTCGAGCCGCGAGTGTCGCCCCACAACCGGGACGAGAACGAGTTCGACTTCCAGCCGGGCATGAAGATCGTCCGGAAGGTGGAGACGAAGAAGAAGTATCCGAACAACCCGGACAGCGGTTTCACCGTCGAGCGGGTGACGTACTCGATTAAGCACAACTAGGGAGGTAGACCACGATGCAGACGAGAGACAATCAAGAGGTGCGCCCCGGCCTGAAGGTCTGGTGGGTGGGCGGGGGGTACGACCCCCGCCACGGCGCACGGGTCCGGCACGGTCAGGTGATCGCCATCGGCAGGAAGAAGGTGAAGCTCGAAGTGATCTCGAAGAGCCGGGCCAAGTACCAGACGGCCACCACCTCCTTCCAGTTCGCCGATTGGCTATGGGCCAGTGAGGAGGGTTGTCGGGGGTGGGCCAAGACCCTGAGCTACGAGGACTGGTCCCGGTACGCAGACGAATATCTCAAGTAGAAGAGGCCGGGGATCGACCCCGGCTTTTTTTTTCTTGACATCGTACTCGAAAGGTATTATCATACGATTAGCAATGACAACGAACGAGGAGAATGACAATGACTGCCAAGGAAATCGAGAAGGTCGAAGGCCACCTCGCTCTCGCTCGCGAATCCGCTCGGGAGTACGAAGAGCGGTACCTCCCGGAGTACGAGGAGGTGCTGAAGTCCGGTGGTCCGGAATACAAAAAAGAGATTTTGCGGGGGAGGATGTTCAAGCTACTGGCGGAAGAGATGAAACATCGAGCCGAGGCACGGGTGGCATTCTTCGAGGCGTTGCTCGGGGAATCCTTCGCCGAATAAACAATTTGAACGAGGAGAACGACATGAACAGCATTCGCACCTTTCAAGTACACCTCTTGAACCACAAGATCATCAACGCTCTGTACGATCAGATCGGTGGCGGGGGGTTCTCGTGCGAGGGGATCGGCATCCGGATCAAGGGCCGGGGGCTGTGCTCTACCGATGAATACTTCGATCTGCTGAGCCACGACGAGAAGTGCTTCGTGACGGCGGTGGTCATTTCGGCCAGCCATCATGACATGGACGAGTACGGTGGGTACGACGGGTATTCCTACTTCGATCTGACCTACACCGTTTCCGAGGGGCATATCCTGCTCGGTCTCGGGGGGAAGTTGAAAGGGCGTGTCGGCAACAAGCGGAAGTATTGGGGATTCAACGCCGACTACTACGGTGACCACATCCACAACAGCGTCGAGTACGTCATCGACCGGGTGACCTTCGACCCGAAGCGCGGATCGCAGCGGAACGGCTGGGGCTTCGATCCCCATGCCAACCCGGAGCCGTCCTACCCCGAGCTGAAGAACCGGTTGAAGGAGCTGGAGGAGTGGCGCAAGCCCGAGGTCTCGGTTCCGATCCCGCGACACGTCCGGGGTGAGGAAACCAAGGTCAAGGACAGCGATCCCGTGCTGGCCTACTTCGCCCGCAGCAAGGAATACCGGGTCGTGCGGTACTTCGAGTTCATCGGCAGCGACGCGGAGCCGTGGTGGATCGACCACGAGGAGGAGTGTAAATTGTCCACGCCGACTTGCTGGAAGCCGCTCCCGAAGGTGCCGAAGGAGTTGGCCCACGTCGATCCCGGTCCCTGTCCGCAGGAGGCCGCCCAAGCCGAACGGTTCGGATACTAAGGAGAGGATCATATGCGAACAAAGAAATAGCCATGCCTTACGATGCGCTGACCTATATCAAACGAGGCGACGGTCTCCGACGGCATCAAAACACTCGTTTTGATAAGGATTGTGGTGGTCTCCCCTCTCCAAGGAGATACGATATTGAAATTCCGCTGCGGCAGATAGACCCAAAACCAGACCGGGATAAGTTTTTCCGGGCGATGCGGGAAGCAGGATATCCGGAACAAGCTACATGGGATATTATTTCCCACCACCACGGAATACCGGATGACGATAAAATACGTGAGATTATTCGCCGAAAAGAACAACGAGAAGATGCAGCGGACCGAAAAGCCGAGGAGGAAGCTCTTGACAACGTACTCGAATGATATTATAATATGATTAGACGATAACGAAGAACGAGGAGAATAACATGGGATGGCTTTTTGGACATGAAACGAAGCAGGAAGTGATCGACGAGGTGACGCGCTCGTGGGAGCCGTTGGATCGTCCTTACTTCCGCAAGGTCGTCGATAAATCGCTGGTCGGCTCCCACCTGTGGGTGGTCTGGGGCCGTTTCGACAAGGCGACCGGAATCGAGGACGAGGCCGAGCGGTTTCTGATCCTCTACCTGCTTCGCAAGAGCGGGGGCCGCTGGGGCTACAAGGACATCGACGAGGCGGCTGGTCCCTTTTATTATAACTGCCCGAAGCGGTTGCTCGATCTGGCTCCGGTCACGAATCAGGAGTGGCGCGACAAGGTGTTGGCCTATCACGAATCGAAACGCCGCAAGGTCAAGGTGAGCGATTTGAAGGCCGGGCAGCGGGTCCGCCTGAAGGACAAGTACACCCACACCGTTTTCCTGATCTGCGACATCGACAAGTTGACTCGGTGCCGCAACGGGAAGAAGCGGACGACGACGCGGGTCTTCGGGTTCGCGCTCGACGCGGACGGCAAGAAAATTTCGTATTACAAGATTCCCCACAGCAATATCGTGGAGATTCTTGCGGAGCCGATTCCGGAATCCAGCGCGGCCTGACCGCCGCGCCGGTCCGGGGGCAAAACGATAACCGAAGAACGAGGAGAACATCATGGGTCAATACTACAAGGTAGCCAATCTCGACAAGCACGAATACCTCAATGCGTGGGCCTTGGGTGACGGCGCGAAGCTGTGGGAGCTGGTTGCGAATAGCGGGGGGCTACTCTCCGCGCTGGCGATTCTGCTGGCCGACGGCAACGGGCGTGGTGGGGGCGACATCCACGAGCTCGAAAACCTTCATCCGAAGAACAATATCGCTGGTCGCTGGGCGGGGAACCGCATTGTGCTCTGTGGCGATTATGGGGATGACGGGAAGTTTACGGATCGGAAAGGGAAGAACCTGTACCACACCCTCGACGAGGAAGATACCGGATACCGCGACATCTCCCTCGAAGTTCGGGCGATTCTGATCGCCTGCAACGACGAGCACATCGTTCGCGAAATCAGCGATCTGGACCGGTCCAGTTGGGATGACAGCCCGACTCGTGAGTCGTTCCTGAAGCCGCTGATCGAGAAGGTCCGGGCGGGTGAAGCGATCCTGTAACAGGGGAAGGAGGTGATACCGAAAAAGCCGGGATTTCCCCGGCTTTTTTATTGCGCGAAAAAAGAGCTTGACAACGTACTCGAATGATATTATAATATGATTGACAATGAAGAACGAGGAGAACGAGATGAAAATCACGAAAGACTACAAAATCGATTCCCGGAACCTACCCGGTTTCAGGAAGAAGATCGACGCCATCAACCGCCGTTCCGTGAGGTATAATTTTGCTCCTGTGGGTTACGAAGTCGGTGATTCCCTTATCGAAATCGTGGAAGATGAAGACGGTTTCCGGCACGAGGTTTGTTTGTACGCCGTAACTGTCACCGCCGATCTCGCCCCGCTGGGCGACTGGACGGTGATCGGATCGGTCCGGGTGGTGGATGATGCGGTTTTTATCAGCGGTGCGAACGCTGGCGACATCCGCCCCTACCGCAAAACCCCCGAACGCTGCGAGCATTGCAACCTGAAGCGGAGCCGCAAAGCCACGTTCATCCTTGAAGGTTCGGATGGTGAGCGGAAGCAAGTCGGATCGACATGTTTGCAGGATTATACCGGCGATGCCAATGCGCACAAGGCCGCGAAGTGGGCCGAGGTAGTCTGGTCCCTCTCCGAAAGCCTTGAAGACGACGAGAGCTATGCTCTTGGCAGTGGCCGCATCAAACGAGAAGCGGACTACGTTGGAACCTTCGAGGAGGTTTTGACTTTTGCTGCTGCTTCGGTTCGTGAGCAGCGCGGCTACTTCAATCTGGATCGCGCCCGGACGGCGTGGGAGTTCGACAACCGCAATGTCGATACGACCCGCAACCACACCCTCTCCCTACTGGAGTTCAACGAGAAGACCTATCTCCCGGCCATCAAAAAAATCGCGAATCGTCGTTGGGCTATCGTGGACGTGTGGAACAATGTCAATGCCGTTAAGCCCGAGACGTTTGATGCCCTGAAGGAGTCAGTCAACGAGTGGAACGAAGAGATCAATCGTCTGGCCGCTAACGTCTCCACCTTCGCCCCGGTCCGCGACGAGGACCGTGAGCTGGCGGCGAAGGTTCTGGAGTGGGTTGAGGGCATCGACCCGGAGACCGAGAACGATTACGAGTACAATCTGACCGTGGTGTCGAACCTGAGCCTGATTCCCCGGAATCTGGTGGGTCTGGCGGTGAGCGCGGTCGGTGCCTACCTCAGCCGCGTTCGTCGGGCCGAGTGGGAAGAGAAGAAGGCCCACTCCGAGCATATCGGCGAGGTGGGAAAGCGGGAGTCGTGGGAGGTGACCATCGACCGCGTGTCCGGTCCGTTCGATACCGCCTACGGCGAGCTCTACGTCCACAATTACGTGACCGAGGACGGAAACGTGCTGGTCTGGAAGACGGGCTGTGCGCCGGACGACACCCCCAAGGGTACGAAGGTGATCCTGACAGGGACCGTCAAGGCGCACGGCGAGTACAAGGGTCTGAAGCAGACGGTGGTGAACCGCTGCAAGTTCAAGGCCGTCGAGGTGGCCTGATACAGCAACGAGCGAGGAGAGAACGATGAATCCGAAAATCGAAAAATACTACCGCAACTTTCGGGAGTACGGGTGGGACCAAGCGGTGTGGGCACTCCGCAACGCCAAGACCCTCGCTCGCTTCGAGGAGCTCGAAGCGGAAGGCCGGGTCAAGATCGTCGCCGACCCCGAATGCGAAAACTACTGGTCGATCTACGGCGAGCCGGAAGGGTACGTCAACGGCTACGGTCGCCGGGTAAGTCCGGAAGAGGAGCGGAAGGAAATCGAGGAATGGATCGAGCGGTTTGGCTGCTGGTTTGTGGTCGCCCTGTACCTCGATCCGTTTACCGGGGAGTGGGAACACGCGGACTCCATCGGAATGTGCATCTACGACGATCCGACGGACCCCTACGAGAATTGCTACGTCCCCGATCTGCAACGGAGCGCGATCCGGGAATTGGAAAAAGCCGAGCAACGTCCGGCCAACGCCCTGACTTCCTGAACGAGGAGAGAACAATGGCCTTTACCAAACACACTACGTTCCGGGGGGACCGCTTCAACGAAGCCCCCTCCATCATCGTCATGTGGGAAACCCATGAGGACGGGGGAAGCTACGCCCACTTCTACCGCCGAGTGCCGTTCAACCAAACGAAGGCTGGAAAAATCCCGAAGAAGGCGGTACGGCTGAAGGGCTTGTTCTGGCAGGCTCCCGGTACGCCGGATCACGGGCTGGGTTTGTGGGGAATCGAGATCGAGATCGTGTCCTACGGGGCGACTTACTACGGGCGGGACGCCAAGGGCATCCACTACCTCGCCCGCGACGGTCGGGTCTGGATCAACAAGGATCGTTACTACATGAATAAAACCGCCCAACAGGCGGCGAAGCGTTCTTCTACCTCTCCCTCCGGAACCTTGCACTCCTCGTCGGAGGGGGAGGATTCTTCCACGAACGAATCGGACGACCGCGTGCTCAGCGAGGAAGAGGTCGCCGATGCAATTTGGGAAGAGGTTCACAAACAGATTGACGGGCTGCTTGAAGGGGGACAGCTCGGGGTGGCAAGGACGAAGGACGGGGCCAGCCCCTACATCTACATTATCTGCCCCGGCGGCAACCATGTTCCGGTACACGTGCCGCTCCCGTGCGACGAGAACCTGATGGTTGACGAGTCGAGGATCGACGATGTGGCGGACGACGTAACACGGGCCAAGCTGGTCTACGACTTGGGGGTTGTTACCGCCAAGCTCCTGAACGAGGCGCACACGGCCATCAACGAGATCATAGGTGCCGATGCGGAAACGGGGATTTCTCCGGCTCAGGTGTCCGATCTGCTGTCCAACAAAGGGGAGTACGAAGAGGAGGCCCGCGATGTGGCGGCTAACTTCCTCTCGAAGCTCCAGCTCGTTTCGGCGATCCTGATGGCTCACCGGGACGATGTGAAGCAGGGGGCGGTTGTCGGTGCGACCATGCTCGCTCAGGAGGTGAAAGCGAAGGTGTCCAATGCGAATTGATTGGATCGAGGTCGAGTACGGCCCGGTGCTCTCCCGGATCACGGGGGGCACCCAGCGCGGGATCAAACAGGCCGAGAAGGCATTCACCGGCATCGTCTTCGTCCAGAAGGAGCGAGGTAAGCAGCCGGAGAAGGTCGAGGTCTGCGTGATCGACGACGAGGGACGGTTTCAGTCGGGGCTGGTCCCCCGGATGAAGCGGCTGCTGAAGGAGAAGAAGATCGAGGTCCGAATGACTCCGCACCCGGACCATCCGGATTACGATCCGACGAACGACTACCGGCAGATCGAGGTTCCGGAGCTCGCCGGGGTGACGCTGCGGGATTATCAGGTCCGGGCGATCAAGACGGCCCTCGCTCGGGGCCGAGGGATTATTCAGGCCGGAACCGGGGCCGGGAAGACGGAGATCGCGATTGCGATGGTCCGCTGGTATCTCATCCAATATCCGACCTTCAACGTCCTCCTTGTGGTCAATACCGACCGACTGCTCCATCAAACCCTCGGTCGATTCCGGGATCGGGGGTTCTCCGAGGAGGAGATTGGGGGCTACGGAGGGGGTCTGAAGCAGTCAGATCGCCCTGTGACGGTCGCAATCGACCGAACCCTTACCGTGGGCCTCAAACGAGGCTCGAAGGCTGTCACGGCCCTCCTGAGCCGCCAGAACGGGGTGATTTGGGACGAGGCCCACCACCTGAAAGCTCCGGGGTGGGGTGAGGCGGGCCTGCTGTGCCCCGCCGGATACCGATTTGGACTATCCGCCACCCCCTTTGCCGATATGGACAACCCGACCGTGGAGGAGCTACAGGTCATGGGAATGACCGGGCCGATCATCTACCGGATGCCCTCGTGGGTTTTGATCCAGCGGGGTATCCTCGCCGAGCCGGTGATCCGCCCCTACCAGATCGATGCGATCAACCTTCCCCTCCCCGGCGAGGTGCCGTTGAAGCTCGCTGCCGGAATCCGCGACTGGCATATCCTCTACGAGCAGGGGGTCCGCTCGAACCATCTCCGCAACCTCGCTATCGTATCCGCCGCGAAGAATTTCTACGACAAAGGTTGCTCGGTCGTGATCTTCGTCCAGCACGAACGTCACGGTCGGCGGCTCCTCCAGCACTTCATCGACGAGGGGTACGAGGATGCGATCATGTGCAAGGGGGCAAAGGAGGTGTTGGTCAATTCCTACGGAACGATCCACAAGGAAAAATGGGAGCTCGAAAAATTAGTTAATCATATAAACGAAAATTCGATCTCCATCGCCACCCCCTTCCTCGATGAAGGTGTTGACATCTCCGGCATCAATGTGATTGTCTATGCGGCGGGAGGAAAACACCCTCGCCAGCTCCTCCAGCGACTCGGACGTGGGATGAGACTGAAGGAAGGCAGTTCGATTGGTAACCGTTGCATCGTTATCGACTTCGTAGACAATACGCATTGGGTTCTCCGCTCTCAGTCGTTGAAGCGGTTGAAGACCTATCGCGATGCGCAACTGAAAGTGGAACCTGTAACGGGTGTCTCGATGAATGTTCCAATAGAGGTCAGCAAGAGGTGGAGACGGGAGAATTGACAATCTCGAAATCGCGTGCTAGCGTGCCGGGGCGGGCGGGCGGGAAACAAGTTTCCCTCTCTCTGTTCCGCTATCGCTCCACCCCCTCCCGCCCTCCCTCCTTCGTCGGGTCGGTCGGGCGGTCGGGGACCGCAGAGAATGAGACGTAGGAATATAACTACGCGCACGTGTACGCGCACACACGCGAAGCATGAACCGTGCCAGAACGGGATAGGAATCTTGCAGTGAGTGGAGGATACAATGAAAGACGGTGAATTGAGTCAAGGAGCGCGGTCGATTCTGACTGGCAGCTTTATCGGGAAGTATGAACGTCGAGTCGAAGAGTTTGTCGGTGAGTACGCTCTACGTGAGGCTGTTATGCGTGTGCGCTATCCGGAGATGTTTCGTGTCGATTTGTTGATGGAGCCGTTGCCAGACTGCGGTGTTCACATGACCATTGAGGAGTTTGAGCAGGCGGTCGAGTTTGGAGCCTTTACGGACGATGACGGCTGTGGGAGGTATGCTACGGAGAGCGAGATGTCTTCGGTACACTTCGCCCCGTCTGATCTGTGGTTGACGAAGGGAGAATGGACACATGTGGTTTGGTTCAACAAGTAAGGAGAAGAGGATGAAGTTCCCGAAAACACTGAGACGTGATCCGACGGCGGGGAAGGTGTTCCGGGTGGACGCTAGCGAGGACGGTCGCCGTTTGCTGACTTCCTGCATCATGCCGTTGGGACATCTGGCTTTCCCAGCGGTGAACGGTGGGTTGACGCCCGAGGCGATGGAAAAGATGGTCTCCGAACCCAGCCTGACCGAGAAGATCGAGGAGGGAAAGCTCTGGGTCGAGTTCCGCCAGCGGGAGAAGCCGTGGCCGAAGGCGGGGATGGTCTCCGAGCTGGTGGTGACGGAGAAGGGTATCGAGGCGGTGATCGACGTGGAGCGCACGCCGGGCGGCGACGCCCTGTGGAACAGCGTGAAGCCGCCGACGGTCGAGGAGGTCAACGGAGAGCCGGTGACGATCTCGCAGTCCTCCTCGAAGTTCGCCCTGTCCCTGTCCTGCGGGATGCGGCAGAGCGAGCGGGTCGATAGCCGGTGGATCAGGATCAAGCGGTGGTTCACCGAGCGGATTTTCCGGAAACCGTATCAGGAGGTCGTTGCGGTGGAGGACGCGGTGTTCCACAGCCTGTCCGTGGTTTCCCTCCAGTCGCTGCCGAGCGATCCGCCCTTACCGAAGCGGTGGTGGAAGCGGGGTGCCAAATGAAGCAGCTGCCAATATGGGAAGAGAAGGAGGAGCGGGCGATCATGGAATCCTGTGTCCACCCCGAGAATCGTCGAGCGATGGATGCGACCCGAGAGCTGAATCTCGCTCTGGACATCCTCGAAGATGTCGTTCGGGTGCAGGGTCCGTGCGACCACCACGATCACCACGGGTGTTGTCAGACCCATAATTGCCAGCCGAGGAACGAGTGCTTCGTGGCGCGGGCGACTGCCTTGCTGAAGCGGCACGGGCGGCAGGGTTGACAAGGTACTACGGTGTATGTATGCTATTACGTAAGGCGTCAGCGATTCATGCCCCCTAACAGTGGGGCCGCCAAAGGCCGGTAGTCACGGCACGGGCGGGTGGAAGGCCCGCATAACGATAAGGATGGGTGGGTAGCCAATCCTACTGATGGCGAGTCACCGCCGGGTATTGCCCCCTGCTGGGATACCGATCCGAAAGGACAACCACCAGCGAACAGGCCAAGATGACTGAGCGGGTGAGAGGCCCGCATTAAAACGATCTGAGTTTCGCCTACACGGAGGCGATAGCCTTGTTGGTCCGTGGGGCTGAGAGAACCGTGAACGGACCCCTATTAAACGAAAGGAGTGTGATCTACATGTTTCAGCTGCCGGACAACGCAAGGGAGGTGCTGGTGATCTCTCACGCGAATTGCGCTGACGGGTTCACGGCGGCGTGGGTCGCACATCGGCATCTGCGAGAAACCGGAATCCCCTACGAAGTGATCTTCGCGAAGTACGGCGAGGGGCCGCCGCAAAATCTGGCCGGGAAGTTTGTCCTGATCTTCGACTTCAGCTATCCCCGCGAGAGTCTGCTTCGGATGCAGGAGGAAGCCGCCGGGCTTCTGGTCTTCGATCACCACAAGACGGCGAGGGCGAATTGTGAGGGTTTGCCCTTCTGTACGTTCGACATGAACCGATCCGGCTGCGGGCTGGCGTGGGATTACTTCAATCCCGATACGCCACGGCCCTATATCGTCGATTACGTCGAGGATCGCGATCTCTGGAGGTGGGAGATGCCCGACAGCGAGGCGGTAAACGCGCTGATCTGGGTGACCGAGCGTGAGCTTGGAGTCTGGGAGGAGTTGTCCACGAACATGATGAACAACGGCCTCGAAGACCTGATCGAGCGCGGGAAACTTCTTCTGCGATACCGGAACAAGATCGTCGATCAAGCAGTCGAAAACGCAAGGGATGTCGAGTTCCCTTTGCGCGGGAATGGAAGGGCGGGGACTGCGGTTGTGCCCACCTGCTGCGCTTCGATCCACATGTCGGAGGTCGGTAACAGGTTGGCCGAGGATCGCCCCTTTGCGGTTGTCTGGTTTCAGACACGCGAGGGGGACTACCTGTATTCACTCAGGAGTAACGACCGGGGCATGGACGTGTCCGAGGTCGCCAAAGGTTATGGGGGCGGGGGTCACCGTCATGCGGCTGGCTTCCGTCTCCCTCAACCTCTCAACCTGCCGGGCGTGGGAGCCTAGCGGCGGGTCAATCGAAGGAAGAGGAGAATCCACATGGAAATGAGTACGACCGGAATCGTGATTTGCAGTCTGGTGATCGGCCTGACCCTGCATGTTCTCTACAAGGGAGCGTTGTGGGTTCTGCGGTTCTTGGCTGGTAAATAGTTTACACACAAAGCAGTGAAGGGAGCCTTGCAATGCCCAAAGTAAACATCGACAGGATCAGTGTGTCTTCCGGGGTGACCCTCAATATCGGAGAGTTCGAGTCCATTCGGGTCGATTGTTCTCTGGCGGGGGAGTTCGTACCCGATGAGGAGGGAGGCATCAACGAGGCCGTTGCCGAGCTGGAGGAAGCGGTCGGATTTCAGTTAGACCGGCTGGCTTATCGGCGTCTTCTTTCCCACCCCTCGAATCGCCTTGAGATTCGGGCGTGGCGGGACTACTACGCCGCGCAGGTTGGCGACGAGTTCGTTCCCCGGTGATGGAGGGGCATGGAAAATACCCGTTCGGTCTCGGATTCCAGCGCAAGATATTTGCCCTGATCGTCCGCGATCCGATGTTTCTCGTCCACTTTCGCGATGCAATCGACTCGGCCTATTTTGCGCACGATCTGCTGGTCCCCCTTGCTCGTATCGCGCTCAACCACTACGACGAGCACGGGCAGGTTCCGACGCGGGACAGCATGGTTGTCGCGCTGGAGAGTTGGGCAAGGCAGCACGGGTTGCCGAACGAGAGTATCGAGGGGGCGATCAAGGAGATCGACTACGCTTACACGAAAGCGGACCTGACCGACGAAGTCTATATCCGCACGCAGGTTATCCAGTTCGCCAAGGACTGCGCCGAGAGGGAGGCGGTCGCCCGGATTGCCGAAGAGCTGATGCTGCCCCCCGAGGAGCGGAGCCACGCTTCGGATTATCTCGAATGGTTGCAGACGGCGAGTCGGGTCGGGGACGACGTGGCGAATATCGGGACGCGGATGTCCGAGGTGGGGGCCGACCTTCCGGAGATTCTGCGGCAGACTTCCTACAACCCGGATGGCCGGGTATTGACTCCGTTTCCCACATTGAACGAGCGATCCTACGGAGGATTCGGTAAGGGCGAGCTGGTCGTGATCCTCGGGTTCAGCGGTGGCGGGAAGTCGATGCTGGCCGTGAACCTCGCGGCTTTCGAGGCACGGCGTAACGGGGTGGTCTTCCATTACACGATTGGCGATCTGAACGAGCACGATGTGCTGCTGCGTTATGCCTCGAAATTGTCGGGGGTGGCGATGCACGAGATCGTGAAGGGGTCTGCCCTCTACGAGCAGCGGTTCAAGGAGATGGGTCTGGGGTCGAAGCAGATATTGGTCAAGGAGTTTCCGCCGGGGAAGACGCGCTTCGGGCAGATACGATCTCACGTGACGGCGGCGATGGCCCGGTACAATGTCTCCCCTTCGATGGTTGTCGTGGACTATCCCGATCAGCTTCGCGGCGGGACCGGGGAGCAGATGTATTCGACGATGGGGGAGATTTACGATTCCTTGATGGACTTGGCGAAGGAGGTCAAGGCGGTCGTGATCGCTCCGAGTCAGATCAGCCGCAAGACCTTGTACGGAAATCCGAGGAAGGTGCAGCTCAGCCAGTTCAACGTCGCCAACAGTTCGCAGAAGACAAACAAGGCCGACATAATTCTTACAGTAAATAAAGAATACATCTGGGTTGACAAGTTCCGTCGCGCAGAGAGCCAGTACCGCGTGTATACGCGCTCCGATTACAAACGGGCCTCGATTCTCGAAGATGCGACGCGCAAGGACGAGGGCGAGGCAGAATAGCCGGTGGGGGTCAACTTCCTCTTCCGCTCTCACCGGCCCGACCCCCGGTGCCGCTCCCACGCTGGCATCGGGGGTTTTTCTTGGATTTTAGGGGAAAACGAAAAAAGTCGAAAAATACTCTTGACATCGTACTCGAAAGGTAATATAATACGATTGAGACTGACAAACGAACGAGGAGAATAAAATGGCTAAGACGAAATCCAAAAAAGACGTATACGAGATCGTGACGGATCGGATTATCGCGCTGCTGGAGCAGGGTGTGGTGCCGTGGCAGAAGCCGTGGTCGGTTCCGGGCGGCGGCGGTTTCCACCGCAATCTCGTGAGCAAGAAGCCGTATCGCGGCATCAACGTCTGGTTGCTGCTGGGTTCGGGTTACGCGACGCCGTGGTGGGTGACCTACAAGCAGGCCAAGACCCTTGGCGGTCAGGTTCGCAAGGGCGAGCGCGGTACCCCGGTCGTGTTCTGGCGCATTCTCGAAAAAGAGACCGGCCAGACCAACGAGAAGGGGGAGCCGATTGTGGACAAGATTCCCCTGCTGCGCTACTACACCGTGTTCAACGTCGAGCAGTGCGACGGTCTGGAAGACCGGATTCCCGAGGCGGCGAAGCCGAGCGCGGACTTCACCCCTATCGAGGTGTGCGGTCGGGTGGTGGACGGCTGGGAAGAGAAGCCGGAGATCAAGTTCGGCGGGAGCCACGCTTTTTATATCGCGGGTACCGACTACATCGGCTGCCCGAAGCCGGAGCACTTCAAGACTTCCGAGGCGTTCTACTCCACCCTGTTTCACGAGCTCTCCCATTCGACCGGCCACAAGGATCGTCTCAACCGGAAGAGCTTGGTCGAGCACGACGGTTTCGGCGGCAACAATTACTCTCAGGAGGAGCTGGTCGCCGAGTTGGGCGCGAGCTGCCTGTGCGGGTTCTGCGGGATCGAGAACGTGGTGATCGACAACAGCGCGGCCTACATCAAGAATTGGCTCGCGAAGTTGAAGGACGACCGGAAGCTGCTGGTCTACGCGGCGGCTCAGGCGCAGAAGGCGGCGGACCTGATCCTCGCGGCTCAGTCCGCCGAAGAGGAAGACGAAGACGATCAGGAGGAAGCGGCGTGACGGACTTTCCGACGATCTACGACAAGGGGGGTTATCCCCCCTGCGTCGGTTGCGGCTTCTGCTGCGTGAAGCAGGTGTGCGCTCTGGGCATCGAGTTCTATGAGTGCAACGAGCCGGTCGAACCGCCTTGCCGGGGGTTGGTCTGGTCCGAGGAGGATCAACGACATTACTGCCAGTTGATCCTCGATCACGGGGCCGACTCGAAGCTGGCGCGGATGATGGCAATCGGCGAGGGGTGTACCTGTACCCTTAACGATTGGTATCGCGCTCCGAACGAAGATCGCACAAAAAAGGCTTGACAACGTACTCGAAAGATATTATCATACGCTACATGAACGAGGACAACGACATGACGATTCAAGACTTTATCGAACAACACGGTATCAAGGTCGAGGCTGACCGGACCGATGAGGTGAATCCCTTCTGGCCGGGAGCGGGGAACCATTACACGGTGACCGTCTCCGGGGGAGAAGGGTCGCGGGAGTCTATGACCATCCACTTCAGCACGGGGACTGGGTGGAAACGCTCCCCCGAGGCGGCGGATGTTTTGTCGTGCCTTGCTCTCGATGCGGTGACTATCGAGAACGCCAGCTCCTTCGAGGAGTGGTGTGACGATCTGGGCTTCGACCCGTGGGATGATCGGGAAGATTCCGTCCGCCGGTACGAAGCGACCGAGAACCAAACGAAGGAGCTGAAGGAGCTCGTGGGCGATACGGCCTTCGAGACCCTGCTCTGGGAATGCGAACCGTACTGAACGAGGAGAATAACGTGAAGAGGTTTCCGAGGTATGCAACGAAGCGGGCCGCTGTCGAGGCGTGGATGGACCGCGACTTTTCTTTCGTCAAGCAGGATACCATTCCGACCGAGGACTGGTATGATCGCGTCACGGTGTTGGGTGCGGCGACCCGTACCTGTCCGAATTGCGGAGAAGAGTTCGACCGCGAGGAGTTCGAGGCGGTCGAGCATCCGACCGACGAGTATATCGATCAGGTGCGGTGCCCGAACGATCCCGACGAGGTGTTCGAGGCGAGCGAGCTGACCCTGTTCCGCGATCCCCCGATGTGGGGCACCCTCTTCGTCGCCGACGATTCGGCGATGGAGTCGATTCTCCGGAGCCGGGCGCAAGAGCTGGCCGAGAAGGCGAACGTCCGGGTGTGCGAGGACGATGCCGTCGGCGTCTTCATCTGTGTGGACGGGGCCGGTTACAACTTCTACGACGAGCACTGGATTCCCCTCTACGAGGCCATCGGCTTCGAGGGGTACAAGCAAGAGGTCAGCGGCGCGGACGGCCTGCGGATTCTGGCCGATCTCGCCGAGCACTGGATCGACGACGAGAGCCATGCGCCGGTTCACCCCGGATCGGTCATTGGGTCGAGCAACGAGCCGTTGCGCGAGCGCGTTCGGAATGCCCTCGCCAACGTGTATTCGGTGGAAGAGGAAGACGACGGGGGAGAGGCGGAAACGGGATGATACTTTATCTACTAACAAAATGCGTGGGAGCAGAGATGGAGAAGGCGTATGCCACGACGACGAGTTCTCGAAGGCGAGGACAGTGTACGGATTCAATCGGTGATCGGGAGGAGCGTCCGGGACCGGATCGAAGAGGTGGCCGAGGAGGTTACCGACTACGAGGGGAACGTGAGCGCACTCCTTCGCGATCTGGTGGCTGCGTTTTCCGACGGAGCGATTCAGGTACGTAAGTCTTACCCTGCTCTGCGCGAGGCCGCTCGGCTGGCCGGAGAGTCCAATGCGTGAGCGAGCAACCGATCTTTGGTCCGTTCCACCCGAGGGGCAGATCGTTCTGCGGTGCATTACGACGAACGGCGAAATCCACTCGGACGGGACGGCGGTGATGGGCCGGGGGTGTGCGCGAGCAGCCGCCGAACGGTATCCCGGCATCGACCGCGTTCTTGGGGGGATGATCTCTTCAGTGGGTAACGTCGTCCACGACCTACGCGGTGTTTACGGACCCCACCCCTCCCGGAAAGCCGATTTATTCAGTTTTCCAACCAAATACGAGTGGCGACTCCCTTCCGATATGGACCTGATTATCCGTAGTGCCAAACAGCTCGTCGAGAAGGTGAAGGTTCTCCGGGTGTGGGAGGAATACGACGAGGTTTGGCTGCCCCGGCCCGGATGCGGTGCTGGGGAGCTGGACTGGTCCACCGTTAAGGGAGGGATCGGCTGGATTCTCGGGGATAACCGCTTCGTGGCGATTTCTCAGAAGGAGGAAGATTTCGCTTGACAACCCCTAACGACCGAGGTATTATCGGTCTTACCTTTTGTGGGGCGGCCCATCGTACTTACTCCTCGTTCGGCGGTGGGTCGCCTGTGTTACGGAAGACACGGAACCTTGCATGATACAAACAGGTGAGCGATGGTAGTCCCGGCGAATCTAATTGGTCGTCTCGGGACGCCGCTGAATGCCCCGAGAAACGAAGTTCGTTTCTGCTGCCCGGTCTGTCTACGGAACGGGAAGAAGTCGCCCGATACGAAGTACCATCTCTACTACAACACCCGGAAGCGCATGTTTATCTGTCAACGCTGTAAGGCGGCGGGGACGTTGACTTATCTGTATTTCCTGATCGGGGTAGACCCGGATAAGCCTTCACTGGTCGGTTGGGAGGACTCGATGGCGCGGACGATCCGGACGCTGCGTTTCGGCCAGCTCGCCGAGGAGGAGGAGGAGAGCGGACCGGCGTACTGCCCGGAGCCGGAGATGATTCGACCGATTCGCTGGGAAGGGGAGATTCGATTCTACCTCGCGAAGCGCGGGGTGACCCCGGAGATTGCGGAGTGGTACGGCCTCGGTGACGGGCTGGGCGATCTCCGGGGCCGAATCGTTTGCCCGGACTACGAGCGGGTGTTGGGGGAGGACGAGCTGCGGATTTGGGTGGCGCGGGCCTACACCCTCGAAATGCTCGATCTCGTCAACCGGAATCCTCGTCAGTATCGGAAGTACGAGTTCCCAATCGACAGCCGGAAATCGAGATGGGTTTACAACTACGACCGGGTGCGCCGGGCGAAGTTCGATCACGTGGTGATAACGGAAGGGGTGTTCGATGCGATCTCGACCGGGAAGAACGGGGTGGCGATTCTCGGAAGCAGGGCCAGCGCGGAGCAGTACGACATGCTTCTTCAACTAGGTAA